TGGCCGTGCCGCTATCGCCAGCAGTGGCCGTGCCGCGATGGCCAGCAGTGGCCGTGCCGTAATCGCCAGCAGTGGCCGTGCCTCTATCGCCAGCAGTGGCCGTGCCGCTATAGCCAGCAGTGGCCGTGCCGCTATCGCCAGCAGTGGCCGTGCCGCGATGGCCAGCAGTGGCCGTGCCGCTATCGCCAGCAGTGGCCGTGCCGCGATGGCCAGCAGTGGCCGTGCCGCTATCGCCAGCAGTGGCCGTGCCGCGATGGCCAGCAGTGGCCGTGCCGTAATCGCCAGCAGTGGCCACAGTTTGATCGCAATAGTCGCTATCTCTGGCGCAATGTGACCAAAGCCACATTGACCAATCATTATGACCATCAGCAATAAGCCCATCGCTGGCGGTTTTTAAGTCTGCTCCACTCGGCCACAGTTCGTTAAACCTTGCGGCACCGTCAGAACAAGCGCCCCAACGCTCAAGCGTTTCTTTCGTTATAAGTTTCATTTCCGCAGCCCGTCCTCTGACACAAAAATCCCGTCAATCGTGTCCTGCTTGGCCGCGACGTAACTCACGCGATATTGCGGCGTATCCACATCCACAAAGCTGATTTTGTCCGAAACGCTCACATAAGCGCCAATCATCAAGCCAACCAACACAGCCCAGATTGCGAAGCTGACGATGTTCACTATTCTCATAGTTTCCTCCATTGCCGCGCCTCCTGCGCTGTTAGAAACTGGCGACCGGCCAGCGCGGTATTATTCTGGCCGCTTTGGCGGTTCGACGTTTACAGCGTTCAACGCATCACAAACACGTTGAGCGAAGGCGTCACGCTCTGCGTCTGGCGCGTCATACGGTGTTGAGCGTTTGCGTGGCGCGACCGGATAAACCACAATAACGCCCAATCCACGCGGATCGCGGATTGTTATATTGCCGCTGTTTGAGCAAGATGGTGTGTTGGTTTTGCCTAATTGCTTGATTTGATCTTCAGAGAATCCGTCAAACATCATTGCGATTGTGTATTTGCTCATAATCAAACCCTCCTATTCCAATACGCCCATGCCTCTGGCGCATCTTCGTTAATCAGCTTGACTAGCCTGTCCTCAAAGCCTGCGTGGAACTCGTCCACCGCCTTGATTGCAGCTTGGTGCTTGAACCAAAGGGCGCGCAGGGCTTCCGAGAACTCGTGGATTGACTGCGCGTTATCCTCAGCTTCGCGCTGGTATGCGGCACGCACAGCGGCCTCAGCGCGGCTCAAGTAAGTCACGGATGGCAGCGCGTGGCAGTTGGCGGCGACGATTGGCGTGATGGTGGTCATGACGCACCGCCTTTCGCGTTGGCGATGGCTTGGCGCACAGTTCCTAAAATTGGCAGCTCTGCATAAACTGGCTTTTCTGGTGAGCCGAAAATTGTTTCAGCCTTGTCTAGCTTGTGCCTGACAAACCAAGATTCGACCAACGCCAGCGTCGCCAGCAACTCGTCGCGCTGCTTAAGTGCGGATATATTTTCACCCTCAAGGTTTTTGTTCAGACGCTTATGCGCTGCCAATTCATCAGCCAACTGGCGCGGCGTCAGGCCGGTTTCCGAATAGACGTTGAAGGCTTCGGCAATTAGCTCGGCGTTGGCTTTTGCCCGCGCATTTCCGCCTTCAATGTCGCCAAAACAGCCGCATATAATGACTTCCTTGCCTTCAATTCCTACGGCGTATGGCTGGCTGTATCCAGCCATTACATGGCCGGTAGGTGCTGCAATCATTGGCCCCTGTGTCGGCTTTGCGTTGCTCATGCTGCCCTCCCAATCATCAACTGCTGCTTGACGCGCTGCACCTGGTCATAGGTGCTGAACCTTGCTTCAAAGGCTTGTTCCATCAGCGCCAGCGCAAAACGCCTCTCTCGCGGCGTAGCGCGCTTGTCGGCTAGGATTGCTTTTGCGGCTTCTGTGTTGGTCATTTTCGCCCTCGTTTGTTGATGAGGTGAATATACACAAATCTATAGTTCAAACAATAGAAAAATGTATAGGTCGGGGCAAGCAATCAAATACGCAATAAAATTGCGCGGCGTAATGTGTTGTTAGGATTTACAGCGTGTTGCGGTCAATATCGTTTTGGATATTGTGTTCGCGCTTTTCTTCATCGGTCATTTTGGAGATAAGGGAACGCTGCCAAACGTTCATTATCACCACGAAGCTAATGGCGGCGATAATCAGGAATATCTCGATAATGCCCATTTAGCCCCACCTGCATAAAACAGCGTGCAACGCCTCAATATCCTGGCGCCTGATAGTTTTATCAGTTTCCTTCGGGAAATACTGCGTATAGGTGATAACGCCAGCCTTTTCGTGTTTGAAGGTTTTTACCATGCCTTCACCGTCTGCAAGGCGAATCAAAACATCCATCCCCTTAACGACTGTTAGTGTGGGGTGGATAAGCAGCTTTTCGCCATGCCTATAGCGCGGTTCCATGCTATCGCCGCTGACCTCTACCGCATAGCAGTCATGCGGGATGTCTATATATAGCTTTCGATTTCCGTCTGCATCGGCCAGGCCAAATATCGTGCCGTTAGCTGCCGACACGTTCCCATGAATGGATACAATCTTTGCTAAATCATGATCGGGCAGGGGTGGCACTATGCCCTTTTTGTGCTTTTTGTCGCCGTTCAATAGGTATTCTACGGTTGTTCCAAAATAGGCGGCAAGCTCAGGAAGAAACCTGGGCTTTTCAATATCGCCATTCAAAAACACACTGAAAGACGGCTGTTTAATGCCAATGGCGCGCGCAACTTCAGATTGGCTAACATTTTTTTCAGCCATCATTTCGCGGACGCGCTCGATCATTTCCATTTTTTTGCTCATAAATTATTTTATTAAATATGCTTTCTGTTTAACATATACATTTGCCTATTGACAAGCCTATAGATTTATGAATAATCCAAGGGTATGACAAACCCGCTCGAATCCGCAGTCTCCATCGTCGGCAGTCAAAGCAAGCTTGCAGCGCATCTTGGCGTGACGCAGCCGACAATCCATCACTGGCTCTACAAGACGGACGGCAGAGTTCCGGCGGAATACTGCCCCAAGATTGAGGAGGCCACTGGCGGCGCTGTTACACGCGAACAGTTGCGGCCTGACATTTTCAATTCACCATCCACAAAACCCCGTCGCCGCAAATGATCGAACGCGATTACAGCATTGCTGACGTGGTGGAGGCGCTTAATCGCCTGACAAACGTGGTAAATAATCACGCAGAGCATATCCGCTGGCTTGGCGAACGGCTAAACGACCACGAACAGGCGATTATGCTTATCCATGGGCTGATTGAGCGCAAGTATGGGCAGCCGGAACCGCAAAAGCCGCTGGTGCTGCATCTAATCGAGCATGGCGACAACGTGGTGTCGCATCCAAAATTCAGGGATCGGCAGCCGTGATGCTCCGTAAGCGCGCACCATTTACCGAAAGTGAGAATGCCAAGCTGATTAACTTATATCGCTTGCAATCCAGTTATCCTGAAATGTGTGAGCAGTTGAAGCGAACGGAAGGCTCGATAAAGAACCGCCTGAGTTATCTTCGTAGATCGGGAGAAATTGAGGATAAGCCCAAGGGCAGAAAACTTGTATGGACTGACGAATTAAAAGCGAAACTAACTGAGTTGCATTACGCAGGATTCAGTCGGGAAGAAATTGGCAAAAAGTTAGGAAAAAACAGAGCTTGCATACAGGAGCAAGCCAAGAAGATGCGCCTTGTGAAACCAAGATGCGAATACGACAGGGTAAAAAATTTTTCTCATAAAAACTCAAAACCGCAACCTGACGAACAGCCCAAGCGCGAGGCCGTGCTGGTGTCGCCAGTGCATTATCTGAACGTCAAGGCCGGACAATGCCGGCATTTCGTCAATCGTGAATTTATGTGCGGCAAGCCGTCTAAATCGGAACGGTGCGCGGAGCATCGCGCATGACCCGCATAGAACACATTGGCGACCAGACGCTAATTCTAGGTGACTGCCGCGAGGTTATGCCGACGCTTGGCCGGTTCGATGCGTGCGTGACTGACCCGCCGTATGGGATTGGATTCGATTATGACAAGCACGACGATATGGGGGGCGCAGATTACGTAAAGCTAATAACGCGCTTGTCCGATAAACCAAGAGTAGTTTTGCAATATCCAGAGGAGATGATGCGCTACATGGTTCCTGTGTGGGGCGCTCCTGATGATGTTTTTGCTTGGTGCTACAACAGCAATACTAATCGGCAATTCAGACTGTTTGGTTTTTGGGGATTGCTCCCTGAATGGAATTTATTGTTACAGCCAGCAAAAAATATTGGTGACAAAAGAGTTGAGCAAAGCGTTCGCTCTTATGATTGGTGCAGCGACTTACAGCAAGTAAAAAACGTAAGCGCAGAAAAAACTAATCATCCATGCCAAGTGCCGTCAAAACTAATGAAGCGCATAATTGTTTTAACGAATGCCAGCACCATCCTTGACCCCTTCATGGGCAGCGGCACGACTTTGGTTGCCTGCCAACAGCTAGGCCGCAAAGGCACTGGCATTGAACTATCCGAAAAGTATTTCGACATAGCCTGCAAGCGCGTTGAGCAGGCAGCAGCGCAGCCGCGCCTATTCGCCGAGCCACAGCAGAAGCCAAAGCAAGAGGCGATGCTATGACCCCGACATACACAATCCACGAAACGAAAGACTGGCAGCTTCCCTGGCAAGTGCAGTCAGACATCCGCAACGAGAATGCAGAGTTTCGGCACCTGGGCGCGAAGCCAGATCATTACATCGCCAGTTTCCGCACGAAAGAGGAGGCGCAGAGATATGTTGCAGAGTGCTGTGATTGACGTTGCTTACATGTGCCTGATGCCGTCATTCGGTTTTGTCGTCGGCATCTGCGCTGCCTGCGCGCTGTATGAGGGCGTGATTTTCCCGCAGCGGTTAGCGCGTTTGCGTGAAGCTATCGCAGCTAAAGCGCGGCAAATCAAATTTGCAGAGCGCCGCATTCGGCTTGCGGATTCACAGATTAGGTTTTTGTCAAAGCAAGTGAAGCGCATTTCGCCACGGCGCGACAAGAAGGGACGGTTTGCGGCATGAGTAAACACCTAACACCGCAGCAATGGGCTGAACAGTTCAGCGAGGCGTGGCGCGCACTATGCGAAGGCCGCGCCGCCGTCATGCCGATAGACCTTCGCCGCAAAGACCCGCGCACGAATCTGCCGGACAGAACCGAAGGCAGTAAGCTGTGGCTTAGGCTTGACCAGAAACAACGCAAACGGAAGGGAATGCAGCCATGAATGATAAAATGAAAACCTATTGTGATGGAGCCGCTATGGCTTATCGTGATTGTGGCCAAAAGATTGCCGACATAATCGAAAGTTCTCCGCCAGAGATTAGAGAATTTATGGATGAGTTGCGCCCGCTTTCCCAAGCTATGCTGGAAAAAGCGAATGAGGTTTACAAAGAAGTTGAGCGTTTTGAAAGCGCATTCCAGTGACCAACAACGACGGCACGCTTTTCCTGATGGCCGCAATGACGCTACTGGTCATCGCCTGCGCTGCAATGGCGTGGTGGCGTGACCGCAAGTAACTCACACAACGAAAGGACGCACACCATGATTAGGTTGAGTAATGGGATGGGGTTTTCTTCACGCAGTGATGCGGAAAGGTTTGTCAATGGACTTGGTGACCTAAAAGGAAGGCTGCTTCAGTTTATATCTGACAATAGCCCTTATGGCGATGGTGTGCGCTATGCCAAATCCACAGCAATTGCCGCCATTGACGCGGCAATCGAGAACGCGGAACTCGCTCTAAAATCCGCACAACGCAAAGAGGAAAAAATGAAAGCCTGCAAGAAAGCCGTCAAGCCGGTGGCGAAGAAGCCAGCCGTCAAAAAGCCCGTCGCTAAGAAAGCTACCGGCAAGAAGAAGTAAACAAATCTGAGGGAGTACAGAAATGAGTCTTGAGCAAACTGAGAAGGAATGCGCGGCTAATGCCGTTGCGCCTCGGGTGTCTCTGTCAGACATCGAAAACAACATTGACTATCAACTGACGTTTACGCTCGACAAAGCATCAGAGGCAATGGGTGTTCCTACCGTTGAGTCATTCAAACTTATGACGGTTTGCGCGCTTGTCATGAAAAACGGTTTTGTCTTTATCGGCAAAAGCGCTCCCGCTTCGGCTGCTAACTTCAATACCGAGCTTGGCGCAAAGTTAGCTTACGAGGATGCTGTTAGGCAGATTTGGCCCATGATGGGTTACGCACTACGCGAAAAACTATCTGCAACTGCATAAACCACTGCGGCCTTTGGGTGCCGGACATTCCGATGCCTAAAGGCCGCAAAATACTAAGGTCATACCATGATGAGATTGAGTAATGGGCTTGTTTTTGAAAGCCTTTATGAAGTCAGAGGAAATATCTACTTTACGATTAACGCTGTTCCCGTGCCTAAAGGCCGTCCACGCATGAACCGATTGAGCGGGCAGGTCTATACGCCGCTCAAGACACGAGCTTACGAAAACGCCGTTGCGCTCAAGGCCAAGTTGGCCATGCAGGACAAGCAACCGTTTCATGGCGCCGTCAAAGTCACGCTGGCCTTCTATCTGCCAATCCCGAAAAGTTGGAATAAGAAACGCCAGCAAGAGGCAATCGAGGGCAAGCACGCGGAGTGCATTGTCTCTGACCTTGATAATTACGTTAAGGCGTGTGCCGACGGCATGAATGGCATCGTCTATCACGACGACCGGCAGATCATCAGCCTGCACGCTCGCAAGCGTTATTCAGGCACGCCTGAGACGACTGTTTTAGTGGAGGGGCTATGAACATCACGCCGGAGCGTAAACGCATCCTTGGGCTGTTTCTGGCCACATACAGGCCACTCTTGGACACTGAGATAACCACGGCCACGCCGGCCACGGCGCGGGTGCAAATCCACAAGCTGCGGCACGGCTTCGGGCTTGAACTGCCGCTGACCAAATTCGGCGCCAAGTCATACGCGGCCACAGACGCCGACCGCTTGAAGATCGAAAAGCTGCTGGGAGGGCATGGGGGATGAAACAATATCACGTTAAGGGATGGGCTGAGTTTCAGCACTACAAAGACCGTTCGCCGGCCTGGGTGAAGCTGCATAAAAGCCTTTTGGATAATTACGAATTTCATTGCTTGCCGCTTGCTAGCAGGGCGCTAGCACCGATGTTATGGCTGCTAGCAAGCGAGAATGAAGACCCTATGAGCGGTCTAATTCCAGGCGACATGAAGAAGATTGCTTTTCGTTTACGGCTTACCGTCAAAGAAGTTGAAGAAGCAATCAAGCCATTGATAGACAACGGATTTATAGAAGTGTTGCAAGATGCTAGCACGACGCTAGCAGAACCGGAGCAACACGCTATCCCAGAGAAAGAGAGAGAGACAGAGAAAGAGACATATAGAGAAGAGAGAGAGATAGAGGCGCGCTCTAGCAAAAAGATACAGGCCGAACCGGATTTGTTCGAGCAGTTTTGGCAAGCCTTCCCCCGACAGCGACGAGGCGACCGAGACAAAGCCCTAACCGCCTATCGCAAAGCCCTTGCCAAAACCACCGAGGATAAAATCCATGCAGCCGTTATCCGCTACGCTTCAAGCCGTGACGTTGCCCAAGGTTTCGCAGCCGGAGCCGCCGCATGGCTCAACAACGCCGGTTACGATAACAACCCCATCCCAGCTTCGGCAAAACCCTCTGACGGACTCACAGATTACGAGCGTGGATTGCTTGGTGCAGTCGCTGGGTTTGGCGCTAACGCCTGATGTCCGAGAAGTCTGGCGCTTTGACGAAAGCCAGGGCGTCGGCGCGTATCATCCGGTTGCCACAGGCGAAACCGTGGTGACGCTGACAAAGCAGCCAACATCCGCAGACTTGCCGTTGCTGAAAGCCGCTTGCCGCAAGGCTACCGTCAACGTTATGGCCGTCCACCTGGGCAATTTGGCGCTGCACAAGCGCATTACGAAAATGGGCGAGCAGGGCGTCAAGGCGTTGGTGCAGGACTGCGCCAGTCTGCTGGCAGACCTGTCAGAAATGGCGGTTGTGCTGGCAATCCGCGACATCAAGCTGAACGACGAAAGCCCGTATTTCCCGCAACTTGCCAGCATTCGCAAGGCAGCACAGGATTATGACAAGATGCTCGCCGAGGCTTTGCAACGCGCTGAAGCTGCCGAACGTGCCTCTCCGCAGATCGCCCAGCCCAAGCCAGCCTACACCACCACCAGCGCCCCAGACTGGCGCCACATGGCCAAGACCGCTTGGGATGCTTGGATGTGGCAAGCCTACATCGCGGAAGCCGTGAAGATGCTGGCGACCGCGCGAAAGCATCCAGGCGCTTTAAGCGTTGACGAATGGACGCAGGAATTGGCCAGCAGGCGAGATCAAGCCATCCTACACGAAAAAACACAAGCTATGGAGGGGGTAAATGTCTAAATTTTCTCAGGTTGTTTTAGCTTTATTGTTAATCGTGATATGGCTTACGCCAATGTATTTTGGCTTCAAAATCGGGATTGATGCATACGATGAATACCAAAAGCTGTCACAAGAAACCAAGGCCGTGCAAGAGAATTACAAAACCTTAGCCGCGTCATACAAAGTTCAATGTGCTGATTTACGCCTAGCTGACATCATCACGGGGAACCATGACTGTGTGATTGAAAAAGACAAAAAAATTGAAGCAATCAAAAAACTTGCTGACGGAATTCCCGTTTTACAAAATCAGAAAATAACGCTTTCCAGGCGTGGTGAAAAAGACGTGTTAATGGAATTTTCTTCGTTTAAAGAAATGGGGTATTTTTATAACCTTGCCGTTATTAGCGATGATCCTGCTTGTAAACTGCTAGTTGAGCCAAAATAAACAAACATGCCGAGGGGCATTGTTTAGAATCAACGCCACGGGGGTAAATTTGACCGCATGATAGGGTCTAGGGTGTTGTTGGCTACTACCCTAGCCGGAGATGGTGAAAACGAGCCAGCGGGCAGAAATTTAGATAAGAAGTTAACAAGCTATTTTGCCTTGATAAGCCACAATTCCCAAAACGCTGGATGCATCTGACGCTCTCCGGCTTCCCACCGCTGCCATGCCGACAGCGTGCAATGTATCAGCGCAGCGGCTTCCGTCTGTGTTAGGCCGGCTGCAACTCGCGCTGCTAGCACGTCTGCCGGCTTTGGATTGGAGGCGGCACTAGGCCGCGCTCCACGGTTTGGATGATTAGTCATAGTATTGCTTCCAAATCCTCTAGTTCCATCACCAAATATTCTTTGGCATACGCCGGAGAGATGTTTTCTGACTTACGTTTGCATTCAGAAGCCATATCTTCGAGTGCATATTGAGCTGCAATAACCGCATATTCTGGGGCAAGTTTTCTTGTATAAAGAACAAGTCTCACATCGTGGTATCTTTTGAGTAATTTTTCCATTTTCATTCTCCAAGCCCCTGAAAGCCGAGGCGCGCTCCACGGTTAGGGTGGTTGGTCATTGGGTTATGCCTGGGATAATTCTTCGTGCCAGCAACGCAGGGCATTAAAGCAGGCAGTTTCAGCGTGTTCGCGTAATTGCTTTTGTTCGCTGGCCAAAGCCGCCACTCCAGATAGGTGACGTGCAGTTTCAAAATTCCAGCAGTCGCTTGTGCAGCTGGAATCCTCCACAGTGATTCCTCCCCAAGTTACGCGGAAATTAACATTATGGCCATTTTGGGTCATTTCAGCTTCAAGGGTTTGACCGCCGAAAGTGCCGATATAAGAAACTTGATGTGACATCTTTATTCTCCCGCCCGCTGATATCGACCGAGGCGCGCCGTCTTGATGATTTGAATATACAGACAATGGCTGTATTGGTCAAGGAATAAGTTGTGTAATTTTATTGCGTTGTTTGAATTGTTATATCAAGGTCTAATTAACTAAATATCTTATTGCTCGCATGGCCGCATGATGTTATAAAGTTACATGCCCGCAGGCCGTCCTACAATCTACAGCCAAGAATTGGCTCAGGATATCTATAACCGTGTGGTTGAAGGCGCATCTATTCCTAAAATATGCCAACTAGATGGAATGCCTCATCGAGCCACAATTTGGGCTTGGATGAAGGAAAAGCCTGAATTTTCTGACTTACTTACACGTGCGCGCAAAGCAAGAGCGCACTTTGCTGTTGAGCAAATCATTGAAATCGCAGACGAAGCCACGCCAGACGATTGGCAGGTTAAGCGGTTGAAGATTGAAGCAATTAAAAACTACGCGAAGCTGGCAGACCCAGAATCTTACGGCGACAGAACCGAAATAACCGGCGCTGGCGGCGCACCGCTCGTGCCGCAGATCGACGCGGGGGAATCCATGCGGCGCCTGGTCTTTGCAATCGCTGGCGCTGCTGCTGGCCTAATAGGGGGTGCTGATGCGAACCAGGCGGAAACAGAAACCATTGAAGGCCAAGCAAAGCGAATCCCCGATGGTGGTGTTTCCGACTCCTGAGCGCGCACAGCACGACGCCTTGGTTATGCAGGAACGGAGCGGCGACGACGGCAGCCCGTCTTATGGTGCTGTTGTGGCCACACAGCGACCGCTTGACCGGTATTTGCGGCGGAAAGAGATAACGCCGGAGCAGTATCAGGTAGGAGACGACCTGTATGCACTATGGCGCCGCGCTGGCATGGAACCGAGAATATGCGTTGATTATGCGAGCGCCAAAGTTGATGGCCGCAGCCGCGACGATATTGCCGAGGCACGCGAGCGCGCACGCAAACGCTATATGGCGTCGGTCAATCCGTTGCCTGCGCCGTATGTTTCCGTGCTAGTGTCTGTTTGCCTGCTGGGCGAGACTGCCGGCGCGTGGGCTGTAAGCACAAACCGCTATCACTCGTCCGGCCTTGATTATTTGCGCGATGCGCTGGACGCGGTAGCGAAGGGCTGGGGGCGTTCTTAACTGTTCAACTAGAGAGGGATCATGCAGGACGATGATAAATTGTGGCGCTGCCAGAACTGTATTTATTTTGATGATGAATGCCGGAGGGATAAGTGGGTTAAAGCGCTTTGGGGATTAAGTAATAGGGTGCGCTATGAGACGATGGATAATTTGGTTGAATCAGTAAACATAACTTATCAGTTTAATTCCATATCTACGGATTACCCAAAAATCCCAGAAGAAGGCTATAACGAAGTCATCGGCATATCAACCCGCGGTGAGTGCATAAGGAACGCGCCAGCAGCGGGCGGCTTTCCGTTGGTTTACGGATGTCAGAGATGCGGAGAATTTCTCGACGATGACAAAAAAGTTGCCCTAACAAACACCATCGTTGAATGGCTTGACCACGTTAAGCCGCCAGAATAGAACAAATGCTTGACCAGAACAGAGCAACTTGCTACAAATAGCATAATTTCCACAAGCCCGCCCTGAGCGGGCTTTTTTGTTTTGGGAAATCATCCATGAAAATCGTTGCCCTGTACGCCGCCGCGCTTCTGGCGTTGGCGATGCCTGCCTATTCGGCTGTGCGGAATATCGAAGTGCCGCTTGCTGGTGGCGAAGTTTTCTTGCGGCAGCCCAACACCGAGCAAGTTATGGCTCGCGTGCTCGTTGCTGGCACGGCTGAATCCGTAACAGTGCCGACCGGTGCGCGCTACGTCATGTTCGGCGCTAACACTGACTATTGCGTTTCATACACCGGCACGGCGGCTTATCCGACTGCTGATGTCACAGACGGCACGGCTTGCGACTATGCGCCGACCACGCGGTTCCTCGATTCCACTACGACCAGCATCTCCGTTGTCAGTAATGGCGGCGGCACTGTCTGGCTGACATTCTATAAGCCCTAGGAGGCCGCACGATGGCAACAGTTGCGAGCGCGCTTGTTCCCAAGCATGACGTTAACATCATCAAATATGTTTGGCTCAATATGGCCAACGGCGACGATGGCTCGCCGCGTGAATTGCCAGCATTTGCTGACAGGTCTGTTCAAGTTGTTGGCACCTGGGGAGCTGGTGGAGAGCTATCAATTGAGGGCAGTAATGATGGCGGCACGACATGGGCCGTTCTTTCCGATCCGCTTGGACGTGCCTTGGCTTTTACCGCAAACGACATTCAAAACATTACGGAAATATCAGAACTAATCCGGCCACGGGTCACTGGCGGCGATGGCACAACGTTAATCAGTGTTTACTTTTTCGCCAAAAAGGCAGGCTGACATGACAGACATTAAGCGCGCCGTCGCAGACATAGAACGTTTCAAACCACTGTTTGAAGGCGTCGTAAAGTTGTGTGATGCCGTCAACGGCATGGGCGATATGCAGCGTCTAATCAATGAGTCGCAGTTGCGCTTGGATGGTATCAAGGCCGAGGTTGCTAAGGCGGCAGAACGTCAAGCCGCAGTGGATGCTGAGTTTGCTAAGGCCATGCGCCTAGTTGAGGAACGCAAAAACACTGCCGACAAGATCAGGGAGACGGCTGAGGCTGACGCTAAGCTGTTGCTTGTCTCCGCACAAAACAGCATTCTGGAACTAGAGCGCAAGGCACGTGAAAACATTGCTGCCGAGATTAAAGCTCTGACCGGACGTGATAGCGAGTTGGTGCAGGCATTGCGCGCAAAGAACGAAGAACTTGACGCGGCGAAGGCTGATCTTGCCACCGTAAAACAGGAACATGCCGAGGCTGCCGCGAAGCTTGCTGAGACGCAGGCCGCGATTAAGAGCCTGCTTGGCCAAGCGCAGGGGGTGTAACAATGGCATATCCTAATCCATCATCGTTCGTTCCCTTGGTTATCAATAAGGCGGATGGGCCGACGCTGACGGCTGCCGCTGCGGCTTCGTGCATTCCCACTGCCGAGCGCTTGATTCTTCCCAATAACTATTGGACGGTCGGCAAGTCATGGAAAATAACCATGTCGGGTCGTATCTCGTGCGCTGTGACAACGCCAGGAACGGCGCGTTTTGATTTGCGCACTGGCCCATCTGGCACAATTCTGGCTTATGACACTGGCGCCCTAAACCTAAACATTGTGGCGAAAACAACTGTTCCATGGCAGCTTGAAATTGATTTGATTTGTCGCACGGTCGGCAACGGCACAAGCACAACGCTATTTGGCATGGGGCGGTTTACGTCTGAAGCTGTTGTAGGTGCCCCACTTCCTGCGGCGGGTGGCAATGGTGTGCTGATGTGTCCGGTTGGCACTCCGGCTGTCGGCGCAGGATTTGATAACACGGCGGCAAACGCTGTGGATATGTTCTTTACCCAGACTGTCGCAACGGGTTCGATGACTGTGCATAACTATCAGATTTGGGAAAGCATCTAACGTGTCGTTTACGGCAACAGCCAATAGGCCGTTTGTGCGGTCTGGTTGGGGTGGCCGTGCAGCGAGTAGTTTTCGCGGTTTGGTTGTTGCCCCATTGGTTCCTGCCTTACCAACTATTGCTAAGGCGCAAACAATTAACACGGCATGGCTAGGGCAAATCGGAACGGCGTTCTACCGTAAAGATGGGGCAAGGCTTAATCAATCTCTGTCTGGCGTGACTCGTGACAGTGCGGGTGCGCCGCTTGGCAGTTGCGTGACAGAACTACGGCAGGCGGGCGGAGGAATGATTACGCAGACTGTTCTGTCTGACCTTGGCGGAAATTATACATTCACCAATCCAGGAACGGGGCCGTTCTTTATCCGCGCCTATAAGGATGGGGCGCCAAATCTTGCTGGCGTGACGGATCGCAACCTTTATCCGGTGTAGATTATGGCTGGCAATGATGTATTTCTTTACAGCGTGCCAAGCGATGCAAATACAAACGATGTCAGGCTAAGAAATACCTTGCAGCCTGATCCTAGTTTAGCTGAGAACAATCAATACTGGCTTATTAACGCAAGACGGCGGATGCGCCGGTAATACCAAGGCCTAAGCGGGAATTATCCCTAGTCGCCCTGCAATCAATCCTGGTTGCGGGGTTTTTTATTTTACCAACCACGGAGACGACAAATGGCACTAGCAGACATCTTAACCACAATTCGCGGTCGCGCGCTTGGCTTGAACAACCGGGGCGATCTTATCACGCGCAGAGGCTTTGCTGTTGGCGAACCTGGCACAGCACTATACTTTAATTCACCAAATCATGTTGTGCAGCATGACCACTTTACCGGAGACGTTGTTGCCGACCAGTGGAATTACACCGAAGGCACCGACACAACTACGGCTGACGGCGCCATTGTTGAAGGCGTAAACGGTGTATTCCGCCTGACTGCTGGCGACAGTGCCGGCACGGTTGCGGCAGACGGTGCCCAGCTTAACAGCGCGTTGAACTGGAAAGCGTCCAGTGGAGAACTGATATTCCAAGCTCGCGTCAAGCTGGCTTCCATTACTTCCGTATCGTGCTTTATCGGCCTGACAGATACGAAGGCATTGGAGCAGGCGATTCATTCTGCGGCTTCTGCGAACACCATCACGACCAACGCTACAGACGCGGTTGGCTTCTTCTTTGATACCAACATGACCGACGATACTTGGTGGATGGCTGGCGTCAAGAATGACGTGGACGCGACGCATCAGAACAGCACCTATGCGCCGGTTGCCGATACTTACGAAGTGTTTCGCATTGAGGTGGATACCAGCGGCAATGCTGTATTCTACCGAAATGGTAAACAAGTCGGCACCACGATGTCAAACGCACTAACCGCCAGCGTGGCGCTGACTCCATCGTTCCTTATCCGTCCGCTTTCTGCGGTTGCTGGCAAGACGATGGATATTGATTATGTCTATGTCAGTTCCTTGATGGTCTAATGCTCAACAGCATTGATGATTTAATCAATGCAGTAAAATCAATGCCGGCAGACGAGATAACGCGTGTTGTTAACTCTCTGCCGGCAAATATCAAAAACGAAGCCTTCAAGACAGCGCACACGCTAACGAAGGATATGCGGTTTGTGCCTAATCCTGGCGCGCAGACTGAGGCTTATCTAAGCAAGGCAGACATACTCTTGTATGGCGGGGCTGCAAGTGGGGGCAAAACCGCCTTGATGCTTGGCGTCGGAATGCAGCAATCCCGCTCCGGCATTATCTTCCGGCGTGAGAGCAACGAAACAGACGGTCTGGAAAAAACCGGCGCTGATTTTATTGGCGATTCTGCCGGCTACAACGGCACGGACAAAGAATGGACTTGGCCGGATGGCAAAACGCTGAAGCTGGCCGGCATGAAAGAGCCAGACGACTGGCGCAAGCACGCTGGCCGCGAGCGCGACTTTATCGGTTTTGACGAAGCTGGCGAGTTCTTAGAAGCCCAAGTCAGAAGCATCATGGGATGGATGCGCGGCCCTAAGGGGCAACGCTGCCGTATGATTCTGGCGACAAACCCGCCGCGCTCGACAGACGGTTACTGGATTAAACAATGGTTTGCACCTTGGCTGCGGCCTGATTTTCCAAACCCAGCCCGGCCTGGAGAGTTGCGCTACGGCGTATTTGTTGACCAAGACTTAGTGTGGTGCGATAGCGCGGAACCAATTGGAATTGACGGCGAGATGTACACGCCGCGCAGCTTCACTTTTATTCCTGCCAAGCTATCAGATAACCCTTACCGGAACACACCAGAATATCGGGCAACGCTGCAAAGTATGCCTGAGCCTCTCCGCAGCCAATTGTTATTTGGTGATTTTAACGCCGGCACAAAGGATGGCGAGTTTCAGCTAATCCCCAGCGAATGGATTCGCCAGGCGCAAGCGAGGTGGACAGAAAGACCGCCTGCCAACATGGCCATGACGGCGATGGCTTTTGATCCCGCTGGTGGTGGCGATGACCAGGCTGCCTTGGCGATGCGTTACGGCGGCTGGTATGCGCCGCTTGTTACTTCAGAGGGCGCTGTTAATTCTGATGGCTCGCGCAATGCATCGTTGATTGTCCAGCATCGGCGCGACGGCTGCCCTGTCGTGGTTGATGTTGGCGGCGGTTATGGTGGCTCTACAACGCAGCGCTTGGTTGATAATCAAATCAGTCCGATAGCGTTTAACGGCGCCAATGCTTCAATGGCTAAGACAAAAGACGGGAAGCTGACATTCGCCAACAAACGCAGCGAGTCATGGTGGCGTTTCCGCGAGGAGCTAGACCCTTCGCAAGAGGGGGGCAGCGTTATCGCCTTACCGCCTGATCCTGAGTTGTTTGCCGACCTTGCGGCGCCGACATGGACGCTCACATCGCGAGGCATACAGGTTGAATCCAAAATCGTCCAGAAGGACGGGAAGATTATCGGCGGATTGCGCAAGAAACTAGGCCGCTCACCAGGCAAGGGTGACGCCGTGGTTATGTGTCTGACTTCAGGCGGACAGGCACATCAGCGCGCCAACACCATCAGGGTTTTGAACAGGGCGCCACAAGTTATTGCAGGCATAAGGAGGCACTAAATGCCGTCATTATTCAGGTCACCGCCAAAGCCGCCAGCGCCAGCCGCACCTATGCCGCTGCCGGATGACAAGGCTATTTCTGACGCCAAGAAAAAAGCGATGCGGAAAATGCAAACCACCAGCGGACGCGACAGCACAATTTTGTCAAGCGGTAACAGCGAGACATTGGGCAGTTAAATGGATTCACGCTGCAAGGAATTAATCAAACAGGGTGATTTCCTGTTTGAACAGCGCATGCCTATTGTTCCGCTGTGGCAGGAGATTTATGACCATTTTTACCCTGAGCGTGCCGATTTTCTAAGCGCGCTTCCCATGGGTAAGGACTTCGCTTCTCGCCTTTCCACCAGCTATCCGCTCATTGCCCGCCGCACGCTAGGCGATACATTTGGCGCCATGATGCGGCCTTCCAATGTGGAATGGGCGCAAATGACCTGCAAGGATGCGCGGGTTGAGAAAGACAACGAGGCGCAGCGTTATATGCAATACGCATCCACCGTGATGCGTCGCGCCCTGTACGATGTCAAAAGCGGATTTGTGCGCGCCAGCAAAGAGGGTGACCACGATTTTGCTACCGCTGGGCAATGCGTCAAACAGGTCAAGCTTAATAAGGACGCGAACGGCCTGTTATTCCGTTGCCACCATTTGCGCGATGTTGCTTGGTCTGATGACGAGAACGGGTTTACCAATACGTTCCATGTGAAAAGCAAGCCGACTGCCAGGGCACTGGAGCAGATTTTCGGTGAAAAGAATCTGCACGAAAAGGTCAAACAGATTCTGAAGAAAGACCCGTATCGGCCAATTAACTGCCGCCACATCATCATGCCGTCTGACTATTACGGCGAAAACAAGAAGGCCGGCGATAAGCCTTTTGTCTCTATTCACATTGACTGCGACAACAATCACGTCATGTTCGAGCAGTTCCAGTATAATCAAGAATACTGGATACCGCGCTGGCAGACTGTATCTGGCTCTCAATACGCCTACAGCCCTGCCGTTATTGCCGCCTTGCCCGATGCGCGGCTTATTCAGGAAATGACCTTTGTTTTGCTTGAGGCCGGGCAAAAGGCTGCACGCCCGCCAATGATTGCCGTGCAAGAAGCGTTGCGGTCTGATGTTGATATTCAATCAGGCGGCATTACCTGGGTTGACGCTCAATATGACGAGCGCCTAGGCGAGGTCTTGCGGCCACTTACGATTGACAAAAGCGGCTTGCCAATTGGCATTGATTTACGCGAGGACGTGAAGGCAGCAATTACCGAGGCGTTTTATCTGAACAAGATTGGCCTGCCGCCGCGTGGTGACGGCGAGATGACGGCTTACGAAGCTGGCCAGCGCGTGCAGGAATATATTCGTGGCGCCCTGCCATTGTTCGAGCCGATGGAATCCAGCGACAACGGCACCATGTATGAGCTGGTATTCGACATTATGTCGCGCTCTGGTGCATTCGGCCCTCCTGACGATATGCCGGAAGTGCTGAGAGGAAAAGAGGTGCAATGGTCATTCACCAGCCCGCTGAGCGACGCCTTGCAGAAAGCCAAGATTAGCAAATTCCAAACCGTTCAAGCTGTCATGGCAAATATTGCTGCCATTGCGCCGGAAGAAATGGCCTTGCTTGATATCCGTACTTCCCTGCGTGACGTGCTGCAATCTGTCGCTCCGGCTGAATGGATCAGGACAGAGGACGCTATGTCTGAAATGGACGAGAAGCGCGCCCAGCAACAACAGGCGCAAGCATTGCTGGCTAACATGAACCAGGGCGCTGATACGGCCATGAAGCTAGGCAAGGCCGGACAGTCACTTGCGGCGATGGGTGGTGGAGTATGATAGCTGGTGAAGTGTTTAGGATAAGAGTCCCGATTATTGGATTGTTGCAAATTATCAATATTCAGGAATGGTCTGAAGGCTATTCCCCGCCACGGATTCAGAAGGGCAAAGGGGATGGCATTTTGTTTTTCCATCTTGTCATTAAACGTTGGCAAATCAGATTTTGGCGAACGGTAAAGCATGCAAAAAGATAGTAAGGCTGAAGCAAAGTCTTATTACCCCGTGCAAACTAATTTGCCGATGGCGGCAGCCATGCAGGCATTGCGGCGTGGTGAGGCAACGCCGGAACAGCAAATCAAGCTGACGGACTGGATAATCAATGATGTCTGTCGGACTTATGACCTTTCGTGGCGCGAGAGCGAGCGCGAAACGAGCTTTGCAGAGGGGCGCCGCTTTGTCGGCCTGCAACTTGTAAAGTTCATTAAAATTGACCTTAACCTGCTAAAAAGGAAATTGCATGACGTTAGAGAGTAACGGCACTGGCGAAGTGACGAAGCAAGAAGATGCTCCCGCACCAGAACAGCAAGCTAATGGCGCCGCACCTGTAGCCGAGGCAAAGCCTGCTGATACTTTGGGAACCGGTGAAGTTAAAGACGATGGCGCATCTGCTGCCGGTAAATGGCCGGACAAATGGCGTGAGATGCTGGCCGGCAATGACGAGAAGATGCTGAATGCGCTTAAGGTTATCGGTTCCCCTACCGACCTAGGCAAATCATGGCGTTCTGCCCAAGTGATGATTTCCAGCGGCGAGCTTAAGAAGGCCAACAAGCTGACGGCTGACGCAACACCTGAGCAGGTCGCTGCCTGGCGTAAGGAAAACGGCATTCCCGAAACGCCAGACAAATACGACTTGAGCGGCGTTGAAATTGCCGAGGAACACAAGGGCATTGTTGGCGAATGGACGAAGGCCATGCACGCGGCCAACGCGACGCCGGAACAGGTCAAGGCTGGTCTGAAGGCTTACTATGACATGGTTGGACAGCAAGAGACTGTCCTAGCTGAAAACAACCAGAAGGCCTTGCAAGAAGTTGAAGAAGCTTTGCGCGCTGAATATGGCGGCGAGTACCGGACGAATATCAATTTGTTCAAGGGCATGATCCAGGCGCTGCCTGACAACATTGGCCAGCGCTTGCTTGAAGCCACAATGCCTGATGGCGTTAAGTTCGTGAATAGTCCGCAAGTCATGCAATGGCTTGTTGGCATGGCGCGACAGTCTAACCCTGTCGGCGCCTTACTGCCTGCGGCTGGTGTTGCGACACTGGCTGATGCTGAGAAAGAGCTTGCCAGTTACAAGCAAAAAATGGGTGACCGGTTTAGCGATTATTGGAGCGGCCCAACGGCTGCTCAACAGCAGCAGCGCGTTCGTGAATTGAACGCGCTGATTCAAAAATCGAAAAAGGTTGCATAATAAGTTAATTAGCAGTATAACTAATCAATCTGGCGTCAAACCCATTGCGGAGCGCTAGACGAACACGAACACCAATACCAAGTTGCTGCGGAACCGGCAGCGTCCATCAGGAAGCCGTTTATCGGTCAAATCCTGAAGCGCCAGACGGGGACTCCTCAAGGCTACTGGAAAAATTTTTCCCGTAACTCAAAGGAGAACCATCATGGCAGAGACTGACTTTCAAATTCAGTTCCGTCAGGAATTTATCCAAGGTCTTGAACAGATCAAAACTTACCTTATGGGCGCTGCGGTAACGGAGCGCGTCATTAAGGGGAATCAAGCAACTTTCGTGGTTAGCGACTCCGGCAGCGCCGAAGCCGTAACCCGTGGTGTGCAGGGTCTTATCCCTTCCGCTCCGAACAACGTGGCGCAATACACCGCGACGTTGCAAGAGTGGCATCACAAAATTCCTGTGACCGACTTCAACGAGTTGGCCTCGCAGGGTAGCTTGCGTTTAGCCGCACAACAGAACGTCATCGGCGTTTTGAACCGCAAGATTGACGATCTGATGATTGCCGAGCTTTCAACTGGCACGGTAAACACTGGTGCATCGCAAACCTTCAGCTTGTCGCTGATCGCCGCCGCCGTGGCAAAGGCTGCCGAAAACGAAGTGCAGGTTGAGGAAACTCAGAATATGTTCTGCGCTTTGTCGCCGCGTGCTTTCGCTTATGCAATGCAAGTGCCGGAGTTTAGCTCTGCTGACTTCAATGACGTAAAGGTGATGAACGGCCCAGTTTTGCGTATGCGTAATTGGTACGGCATCAACTTCTTTATGTCCAATCGTCTGTCTGGTCGCACTACGTCAACGGCAAAATGCTTGCTGTGGCACCGTAACGCGATTGGCTGGGCGGCGCATACTGAAGCGGCGGAAGTCGTTCTCGGACGCAATGAAGAGCATGCGTATAACTTTGCGCGGGCTTCAATGAATTGCGGCGCCAAGCTGCTGCAAAACAATGCCGTGGTTGTCATCAACCACGACGACACCGCGCCCGCCTAATAAGGAGATGAACCATGGCTTACTCGACTTCTAATCCTCCCCGCCTGGCTGTGCAACCGCTCACCGGCAAACGTATTTGGCAGTATGAATCTGCCGACACGGCAACCAATGTTGACGTTCCTGGCTACTTTACCAACGGTAAAGACCTGGGCATGAAGGTAAATGACATTGTGGAAGTCATTGACACCACAACGCCGCTTATCTCAACGCATCGCGTCAATACCGTCAATGCCACGACTGGACAGGTCACTATCTCGACCGCCGTGACTGTGGGCAATACTGCTGACGGTACGTAATAATTCTGGCTTAGGCCTGAATAATAGGGGCGCGCATCTTAACCGGTGCGCGCCTTTTTCTTTAACCCAGGAGAGCTTATGTCGCTTCTTAACAAGAATTTCAAACTCGCTGAGTTTGTGCGCCAAGTGCATTTCGCACAAGTTCCGGACAATACGACTCCTGCTGATTTGTTGCGTCCTGACTTTTGGGCGCACTGCGCTGCAACCATGAAGCTGCATGACATTATCGAGGTTATGCCGGAAAACGCATCATGGCGCGCTGAATTGATCGTCACGGGTTTGAGCGAGCGGAAGAACAGCGCGTCTGTCGTCATCATGAGCCTTTGCGATATCTCAGGGTCAACCCATAGGACTGAGAAGCCGCAAAGCGACGAATACGAAATTAAGTTCCGTGGCCCGCGCAAGTGGTCTGTCATTCGCAAGAAGGACAGCCAGATTATGGTTGAAAACATCCAGACAGAAGGCGCTGCCGAAGAATGGCTGGCACGCAACAGCGTTAAGGACGCGGCATAAATGGCGCTACCTCCTCTCGAAGAACATCAGCTTGCTTTTTACAACAGCGCGCTGCTTGAGCTTGGAGAGCGCATGCTTACCGAAACCGAGGATAGAGAGCCGCGCCGTGTGCTTGACCACATCTGGAACACTGGCGCGGTTAAATACTGCCTTGAGCAAGGGCAATGGAAGTTTGCTATGCGGACTGTCCGGCTTGAATTTGACCCAGCCATTTCGCCTGAATTTGGCTTTCGCTATGCGTTCCCGAAGCCTGACGATTATGTCAGGACTGCTGGTATCTCTGGTAATGAATATTTCAGGCCGCCAATGGATGACACGGATTACAACGATGCTGACGGCGGCAAGTGGTATGCAAACCTAAGCCAAATCTATGTCCGCTATGTCTCAAACAGTGAAGAATATGGGCTTGATTATTCGCGCTGGCCTGAGACGTTCAAACGATACTTTGAAGGCTATCTTGCGCTGCGTTACGTCAAGCGTTTGACGAACGGTGACGAAAAAGCGCTGCAACAGGAAAAGAAGGTTATACGCCTGCTGGCCGATGCGCGCTCCAAGGATGCGCTAAACGGCGGAACTGGCAAGCCTGGCGGCGGTTCATGGAACTCTGCCCGCAATAACGGCGGCAAGATCGAAAGAACAGGTGGCTCGCTCTATGGCTAAGGTTGAGCATGTCATTCAAAATTTTAATCGTGGCGTTATCTCACCCCTAGCCCTTGCTCGCTCGGATATTAAGCGGACTGGTTTGTCTGCCGAGACGCAAACCAATTTCTTCCCGCGTGTGCTGGGCAGCATGATGTTGCGCCCTGGTCTGGAATACAAAGGCACGACGCGCAACAACGCGCAGGCCGTGCATATTCCCTTTATCTTCAGCACGCTTGATTTGGCTGAAATTGAACTAACGGCCAATAACATGCGCGTTAAAATCAACGACGCTGTTATTACCAGGCCGGCAATCACCACGACAATGAGCAATGGCACCTTCAGCGCTGACCTAACTGGCTGGACTGCTGCCGATGAAGTTGGCACGCTATCTGACTGGATTACCGGTGGATACATGGGGTTGCGCGGCAACGGCTACAGCCGAGCTGTCAGGACGCGCATGGTGCCAGTGACGGGGGGTAATATCGGCGTTGAGCATGCCTTGCGTATTATTGTATCGCGTGGCGAAGTGACGCTAAGGGTCGGAACCGGTTCAACGGTTGACGATTATGTCAGCGAAACTGTTCTTGGCGTCGGAGAGTATTCGATAGCGTTTATTGCCAATGGCAATTTCTATATCAATGTTTCTTCCAAGACGCGCTATTTTTCCCTGATAGATAAGATCGAGCTAGAGGCTGCCGGCGAAATGCTGCTGCCCACATCATGGGGTAATTCTGATTTGGCCAACATTCGTTGGACGCAATCCGGTGACGTGGTTTATTGCGCTAGTGGTTTGACGCTGCAACAGAAGAAGATTGAACGGCGTTCGGCACGCTCCTGGGCAATTGTTGATTTCAGCCCGAAGGATGGACCTTTCAGAAACATCAATAACACGGCCATCACGTTGACGCCAAGCGCAACGTATGGCGACATTACTTTAACATCGTCGCGTGATTTGTTCAAAACAACGCATGTTGGCGCGCTGTTCAAGATGGAACAAACAGGGCGGCTGGTGAACGGGCTGCTTTCAGGCGATGACCAGTTTACGGATGAGATTCGTGTTTCCGGCGTTAGCGGCCAAAGATATTTCACCTTCACGATTGACGGTGTGTGGACTGGCACGATAACGCTGCAACGCTCTGTTTCCGCGCCTGGCGATTGGATTGACGTTAAGTCGTATTCTTCAAGCACGACCGTTTCAAATTATGACGATAACCTAGACAATCAAATTGTCTATTACCGCCTTGGATTTAAGACGGGCGGTTACGGCTCAGGACTGGCTGTTGTTACCGTCAGCTATGTTAATGGAACGTCAACAGGTATCGTCAAGGTAACGAGCTATATCAACACCCAGCAGGTTGAGGCCATTGTCCTGAATGACCTTGGTAATGTCAGCCCAACTTCAGACTGGTATGAAGGGGCTTGGTCTGGCCGGCGCGGCTATCCCAGCGCTGTAGGTTTTTTCGAGGGACGCTTGTTCTGGGCTGGTAAGGACAAAATCAATGGTTCTGTGTCTGACGCCTATGAAAGCTACGACGATGATGTTGAAGGAGACAGCGGGCCGATATCGCGCAGTATTGGGTTTGGCCCTGTAGATCGCATCAACTGGATTTTGCCGCTGGTTCGTATGGTTGTCGGCACTGAAGGCGCTGAACTGACGGTCATGTCATCGTCATTTGACGAGCCTTTGACGCCAACAAATTTTGGCCTTAAGTCGGCGTCTAATCAAGGCTCTGCCGCTGTTCCTGCCGTGGCGATTGATAGCGATGGCGTTTATGCACAGCGCAATGGTACGCGGCTGTTTATGCTGAAGCAGAACGAAAACGGCTATCATGAGAGCCTGCATCTTACGGAGTTAACGCCTGAGATTTGCGAGCCTGGAATTGTCCGTATTGCTGTGCAGCGTCAGCCTGATACGCGCATTCATGTAGTGCGGTCTGATGGCAAGGTTGCAATCATGGTGTCCTCAAAGGCTGAGGACGTTTCTGGGTTTATCCTGTTTGAAACTGATGGCGTTGTAGAAGATGCTTGGGTATTGCCTGGCACGATTGAAGATAAGGTTAAATATCTGGTGCGCCGGACTATCAACGGACAGACGCGCCGTTTTATTGAACAGTATGCGCTAGAGCGTGATTGCCAAGGCGGCACGCTGAATAAGCAGGCTGACAGCTTTGTCACCTACTCAGGGGCTTCAACCAATATTATCCCTGCCGCTCATCTGGAAGGCAAGCAAGTCATTGTCTGGGCTGATGGCAAGGATTTTAGCCCAGATGATGGCGATGGTGTGCAAACGCTTTACACCGTAACCGGAGGTGTTGTTACGCTTGGGCAGAATGTCACGAATGCCGTTGTCGGCCTGCCTTACGCTGGCCAGTATAAGAGCGTCAAGCTGGCTTATGCCAGTGAGGGCGGCGGCTTGCTCAAGACGCGCAAGATCAACCATTGCGGCCTGGTGCTGCACAACACGCATAATCGCGCCCTCAAGTATGGAGGCGCCTTTGACCGTATGGACAGAATGCCGCTTGAGATGAACGGCGCAACGGTTGGCGCTGATGAGATATGGAGCCACCACGACGAAAGCCCGTTTGAATTTGACGGTGTGTGGAATACCGATAGCAGGCTTTGCCTTGAAGCGACTGCGCCACGGCCAGCAACAATACTAGCTTTAGCTGCGGAGATCGAAGTTCATGCCTGATCCTGTCATTCTGCCGACGACTAACGATGATATTGTTGATTTTTATGGCGGGCAGGTTGAATGGGAACTAATGGCCTGGACGGTATTTTATCGCGGTGAGAAAAAGGCCATTATCGGGGTTCGCATTAGCGAGTATGGCAATGTGGTTTTCAGCGACGTTAAGCCCAACGACATGCCATTGCTGCAACGGATACGAACGGCAAAAACTATCATGGGTTTTATCCGTGATTGCGGATTGAAAAATATCATCACTGTCGGATTGCCGGAAGAAGGCCAAAGCGAAGGCTATTCTAAAAAGTCTGGCAAGTTGTTTGCCGTGATGGGGTTTAAGCCCGTTCGGTGGTGTGATGACGGTTATCATATTTTTGCATTGGGGTAGAAAATGCCAACGCTGTTAGTCGCGCCGCTTGCTGGCCTGTTTGGAACAAGTGCCGCCGCTGGAACTGCCGCCGCTGCTGGCACTGCTTCGACCCTAGGAACCATTGCAACAGTAATTGGCGCAGCAGGCACCGTCCTTAGCGTGGCCTCTGGCATCTCTCAGGGTCAGGCGGCAGCTAAATCAGCAGAATACGAAGCGCAACAGCTTGAATCCCGCGCCAAGAACGAGCGAGCAAGCGCCCAGCGTGCAGCCATAATGGAGCGTCGCAAAGCAGATTACCTTGCCTCTGCTGCAACTGCACGCGCTGCGGCTTCTGGTGCTGGCGCGCTAGACCCCAGCGTTGCAAATGTTATTGGCGATATCCAAGGCGAGGGCGAATACAACGCACTGTCGGCGCTTTACAACGGCGAGGAGAGGGCGCGTGGCAGCGAGAATGCTGCCGTGTCTGCCCGATACAGTGGCAGGCAAGCGCGCACGGCGGGTTATCTCGACGCCGCTGGCAGTATTGCGAAAGGTGCTTCTACGATGTTTGATCGCTTTGGTGGTGATGGGTTTAGGAACTACGGCGCTATTGGGGGCAAATAATCCATGGCCAGACTGCCTGATTATACGTCGCTAGGAACATCGGTTCCGCAAAGCAACCGGCAAATTGTTTCCTATGATACAAACACTGTTCCGGCTGCAATGGCGCGGCTTGGTGGTGCGCTGGAATCTGCATCAGGCAAACTGTATGACGTTGAGAAGAAACAACGCGATAGCGCCACGGCATTGCAGAAAGCGCAAACCGCATCGGCGCTGTATCGTGATGACATTAACATTAGAAATGAATTGCAGAGCCAAAATAAACATGAAGGGCTTCCAGAAACTTATAATGAACGAATGGCTGCTGCTTTAGAGGAGCGTGCGTCAGCAATCAGCGATCCACAGGAGCGAGCATTATTCACGACGCAATGGTCACAACATATTTCTAAGGGTCTAAATGATGTTTATCGCATCCAACGCGAGAAACGCAAAGAGGCTGGATTAGCTTCATTGTTGCAGACCAGCGAAGATAATATGAAGTCTGCGGTTAGTGCCAACGAGATGACAGGCGAAACGCTTCGCCGCATGACCCATGACGCTATCGACCTTGCCGCTGCGTCTAACATGATTGGCGCTGATGATGCTGTGCGTAAAAAGCTAGCATGGGATGAGAAATATTCTACCATGCGCCTAGCTGGCATGATTGAGAGCGGCCAGGCAGCGGACGTTATTAAAATGCTATCGTCCTCTGGCGACGATAACAGCTTGCTGCAAAAAATTTCCATGATTGAGAGTGGCGGTAATGCTGGTGCGGTAAACCAGCAATCCGGTGCGGCTGGATTGTTTCAGTTTATGCCTGAGACGGCAAAGCAATACGGCCTGTCTGATGCTGATAGATTTGACCCTGATAAATCTAAGGCTGCCGCAGCGGCATTGTTGAACGATAACCGCAATGCGCTGCGAAGTAAGCTGGGCAGACCGCCAACAGACGGCGAGCTGTATCTAGCTCACCAGCAGGGGGCTACCGGTGCTGCGAACCTGTTGGCAAATCCTGACGCTAAGGCTGTTGACGTTGTAGGCTCGCAAGCCGTGCTACAGAACGGCGGCAGCAAGGACATGACTGCCGGAGAGTTTGCGGCGAAGTGGACGCGCAAGCTGGACAACGGCGTTGTTGGTATGCTGCCGGTTGAAAAGCGGTTGCAGTTGTTAAAGGCTGCGGAAACTGCCCTGTCAGTTGATGAGCGCATGGCTGAAAAACAGCGAAAGCAGCAGCAATTTGATACTATGAACTCGATGATTGAAAAGGCGTATAGCGACCAATTGACCGTATCGGATATTATTGCAGACAAAACGCTTGAACCGAGCCAGCGTGAAAATATGCTTTCCATGTTGCAGAAAGCAACATCAGGAGAGGGTAGAACAGACCCAAAGGTCTTTAATCAACTATTCCAGCGCATTCATGCGGATGGATCTGATCCACAGCGCATTACCGATCCTGAGAAGCTAATTCCTTATATTGGCAACGGGTTGGGCATGACTGACCTGGACAGACTGAGAAAAGAAATTGCCGGTCGCGGCACGCCAGATGGCGAGGCAGAATCTATGCTGAAAAAGCAGTTCTTCGAGATGGCAAAAAACAAAATTTCAGGAACAAATAGCTTCACAAATACGCGTGATCCAAAAGGAGATGAATTATATCTGAAGTTTATGAAACAGGCTTTGCCTGAATATGAATCAGGGAGGGCTGCTGGAAAACCCGCAAGCCAGTTACTAGACCCTGACAGTAAAGACTATATCGGGAAAAATATAACAAGCTTTGCCAGACCATACGCTGACCAATTTAAGGACATGATGGAGGCGTCTGGTGTGGATGGTGCAGTGGATTATAAGACGCCTGCCGATCTGGTTAATGCATACAAAAGCAGCAAAATTTCATTGCAAGAACTCACCAAGATATTGGTGGAAAAAGGATGGGCTAGACCTGATGACAATGCTTCTCCAAAAGTTCCAATGGGCAAATAACTATGGCTGATACCTTGCCTACAGTTAGTGAATTGCTTTCACAGAACGATGCTCAAATTCCTACTGTGTCGGAACTTCTTAAGCAGCACGAAGATTCTGGCGTCATGTCAAATATTGGCGCTGGGATTGACACAACGGCTAAGGCCGCAGCCGGAGCCGCTGTTGATTTTCTTGGCGGCGGTGATTGGCACCATGATGTAAAGGAGGAGTTTTGGAGCAGAACAGCGGCAGGGCGCATTGCAACCCGCTTTGGCTATTCCGTTAAACATGAAACTCTAGGCATGGGAAAGCTTGGCCTATCTAAAGAAACAGAAGATGAATTGCGTAAAATCGGAGTATTCAATGATTTTGAAAAAGAACATAACAGCTTTTTGAAAGATTTTAATGAAGCAATGATAAAGCCTGCTGTGGTTGGCTTTGACGCGACAATGCGTGCGATGAGCGGAATTGTTGTCGGCGGTAGTTCTGCCATTGCACAAGCAGGCGAAGAAATTGGATTGCAGCCAGTTTCCGATCAGCAAGTTAAAGACACGGTTAATGCACTAAGTTTCGCTGTTCCTGAGCTTGGCGTTGCTATGTCCATGGGAGCTAGGACGCCAAAAAGAGTTGACGCAGCGGCGGCAACAGAAACGGCAGCGGCAGAGACTGTAGCGGCAAAAGCTGCGACTCCTGAACCAGTTATAACAAACCCGGAAGCCTTTGTGGCGGAAGCGCGCGCCAATGGGGTTATTGGTGAGGGCGAAGATGTTTATATGGGCATTAAAGACCCTACGCCTGAGCAATTAGCGCAAAGGGAAGCAGCGCTAGCTGAGTTGCAGGCTGCGTCGGCGCCAATCGAGCCGGTCAAGCCTATGACGGTTCATGATTTGGCGCGTGAAGTTAATCCAGCGCTATTTGAGAACTATGACAGTCTTAAGACAAAGCAAGAAACTATGCGCCAGTGGATGGATGATCTCGGCGCGAAAAGAACGGAATCAATTGACGCTGAAATTGCTGCCATTAAAGAGGCCAAAAAAGGCGGGTATGGCAAGTTGCAAAAACTTGAGGCGCAGCGAGCAGAAATATTAGCCGCTGGCGATAGTCCTGATATGGAGATGGTCAGGTCAAAATTGCAAGAGGTTGACCAACAATTGCGTGATATGGCGGGTGACGTTTCTGCGGCTTATCGTCTAGCTGACGAGCGTATGCCAAAGGCAGAACTTATCGCCGCTATTGAGGACATCCCCGCCAAGATAGAGACTAAGGCTAAAGCCGTTGATGTGGTGCCAGAGGTCAAGCCGGTAGAAGTTAAACAGCCAGAACTTATTATTCCCGCTCCACAGCCTGTAAAAATATCAATTATTGATGACGTTGCTAGGAAACTTGTTTCTGCTGGTAGGCCTATGGAAGAAGCCAGGGCCGCTGCCACCTTGGTTGAGGCGCACTATAGAGCGATAACGGAGCAGGGATGGGTTAAGGGAACTGCTGAAGAAGTTTATGCCAGAGAAGGCGCCAATATAAAGGCCAGCAAAAGCCGCGCACGCGCCAGGGTTTTGGCTCAAAATGAGAAAGAATTAAACCAATCATCTAACGGCAACATAAAATTTATTGCTGACGGCATGAAGCCGACCATTGCGCTCATGCAGCGCGCTGATGCTAGCACCTTCATGCATGAGATGGGTCACCAGTGGCTTGAAGATATGGCGCGTTATTCTAAAAATGCTGATGCTCCTGACACGCTACTTAAGGATATGAAAACCGTTAGGGATTGGCTTGGTGCGCCGGAAGGTGAATTTACTACAAAACAGCACGAAAAATTTGCTCGCGGGTTTGAGCGCTACCTTATGGAAGGCGTCGCGCCCAGCATTGAACTGGCCGGCATATTTGCTAAGTTTAGACAATGGTTAACGACCATTTATCAGACTGTTGCTGCCTTAAAATCACCAATTACGGAAGATATTCGTGGTGTTTTTGATCGTATGCTTTCGGCCAAGCCTGAGCGTGTTGTTATCGCTTCTGAGCGTGAGTTGCCGAAAAAGTTTGCCGATATCCATGAAGATGACGTAAAATCACTCAAGCCTGAAAATGCTGCTCCTGTTCGTGATAATATTCACGATGAACGGCTAAAAATTACTCTTGAGAAGGTGCCGGAAGATTATGACGGAATCGTTAGAGGAAGCACAGACGAAACTGCGAGACGTGCAGCAACAAATCCGCAACCTACAAGTAATGGCTTTGCAACCGAACCTACCGGACGAAAAGCTGATGATCTACAAGGAGCTGGAGCGGTCAGCGAGGGCAGAGTCGGTAGCGGCGAGACTGGCGGTGCGTCACGCGGAGCTGCAACAGAAAAAGTAAAAAAATCCGTCTATGAAAAGGTTCCACGCGAACCTATGCGCCTAGCTGATTTTGTGCGTAAAAATGGCGGCATAAAAGACAATTTGGGTGATGTTCGCCAATTTGTTGACAATAAACGCAGCAATATACTCAGAAAAAACAGCGGCAAGTATCTTGACGATATGACGCTGATTGCTTGGGAAAATGGTTATTTCCCTGAGCATGGCAATAATCGGCCGGATATCAATGCGTTTCTGGATAAACTTAAGGAAGATATAAACGGCAAGCCTCAATATTCTGACAAGGATATTGATAAGGTCATGGCTTTCAACGATGCCATGAGCCGCAACGAAGAGATTGACCGGCTTGCAGAACGCTACGGCATAGACGCTAAGGGGAAAAATTCTACCGAGTTCTGGGCCGATGTTGCCAATGCTATGACGGAAGAGCAAAGATTGGCAGAAGAAAAAAGCCAATATGAAGCACATCTTGCTGACATGGATGAGGCGGAAAAGGCGGCAAAAGATTGGATTGAGTCTAGGGGCGATGCCTGGGAGCCAGATGTTTTTTATGAAGAAAAAAGCCAGCCTGTAACTTTAGAGGACTTGGAACGTGCAAGAGAACAGGAAAAAGCTGCTGCTCAACAAGGCAAGAGCAAGGGCAGCGCTGACGTACCCGGATTTGCCCCAGAAGATACGGGAGAAGTTCAAGGCAGCGGCGGACAAGGCGGAAGTGGCACTAGCGCTACAGGAGATAGGCAAAAACCGCCTGAACGATCAACCGATATCTTCGGACGAGCCGAAACAAGACTAGTTGATAAGGCCGGCAATATTAGGATTGACCTTCTTGGTACGCCTGAAGATGTCAGCCAGGTTATTCGCGACACGGCGGCGGAAAATAACGACTTTATTGGCGCTAGACGTGGCGTGCTGTCCGATGCTGCTGTAAGCCAGCTTGCCTATGATTTGGGTATGCAGCCCAGCGACCTGAGCGCTCGGAAAATTGGACAAGCGTTTAATGCCGAGCAAGTGGTGGCTGCAAGACGCCTGCTTGTTGAATCCGCCAACAGCGTGCGTGACGCAATGGCCAAAGCTGCTCATGGAACAGATGAGGATTTGTTGGCTTATGCAGAAGCCAAAAGCAGGCACCAAATGATACAAGAGCAAGTCTCTGGTATTACCGCAGAGGCTGGCCGCGCCTTGCGTGCTTTCCGTGATTTAGAAGGCGCAAAAGAAGCCAAAGCATTGGGTGACTTCTTAAAGGATACAACGGGTAAAACCCTGCATCAGTTACGCGAAGAAGCGCAGCTTGGGCTTAGCCTTGATACGCCGCAAAAACTTTCCAAGTTTATCCATGAGAGTAGAAAAGCTACAAAGATGGATATGGTGGTAGAGGCCTGGATTAGTGGCCTTCTATCCGGGCCAAAGACTTTTATGGTCAACAACCTAAGCAACATGATAACAACGCTTTACAGCGTGCCTGAGACTGCGGTTGCTGGTGTGGTTGGTAAGGTGTTGGGATCAACTGAAGGGGTAGCGCTGTCTGAGGCTAAGGCGCGTGCTTTTGGGATTGTGCAGAGTTCTAAAGAGGCTGTACGCGTCGCCTGGGAAGCTTTGAAGAATGAGGATGTCTTAGAAGATACGGCCAAGCTGGAATATAAGCGTATGCGCGCCATTCCTAACGCCAAGGTCACTATAGGCGGCAAAGAATTTGAAGTTGGTGGCAAACAAATCAGGCTCCCAATGCGGTTGCTGGGAGCCAGTGACGCATTTTTTAAAACCATTGCCAGACGTTCTGAGCTAAACGCTATGGCTTACAGAACGGCAGAAGCTGAGAAATTAACGGGCAGAGATTTTGCTGCTCGCGTGCACGAACTTATGGCGTCACCTCCGGCAGATATGCTTGATAAAGCAGAGCAATATGCAAAATACCAGACATTTAACAAAGATTTGGGCGCCACAGGCCAGTCAGTGCAAAGACTGGTTAACTCACATCCGGCGATGAAGTTTGTTGTTCCGTTCATTCGCACACCAACAAACATCGTTAAATATGCTGGAGAGAGAACGCCTTTCGGTCTGTTTTCTCGTGAGGTGCGCGATAATATTGCGGGAAAGAACGGACAGGTTGCCCGCGATACTCAAATTGCACGCGTCACGCTCGGAACGGCCATAGGTGTAGCTACCGCTTCTCTTGTGGCACAAGGCTTAATCACTGGCGGAGGGCCAAGTGAGTCCAACAAAAGAGCCTTACTGCAATCATCGGGTTGGCAGCCGTACAGCATCAAGATTGGTGAGAATTATTATGCCTATAACAGAATTGACCCGTTCGGGATGATTATGGGTGTAACCGCCGACATGGTTGAGGTTGGACAGAAAATTGATGAAGTTTCCGTTAATAAAGTTGCTGCGCTTGTTACTGGTTCAATAGTCAAAAATATAACAAGCAAGACGTGGCTCCGTGGGCCGTCTGAATTGATTGAGGCCATAGATGATTGGGATCGCTACGGCGAAAACTATATTAAGGGTTTAGTCGGCACAGTTATTCCAACTGGCGCGGCTCAAATTGCACAAGCGCAAGACCCTTATTTGCGTGAAGCGCGCAGCATTATTGATAATCTGAAGGCAAGAACGCCTGGATTGTCACAAAGCCTTATGCCAAAACGCGACATTTGGGGTGAGCCTATTGCTAGAGATGGTGGACTTGGCCCCGATATCATCAGTCCGATTTACGAAAGCAGAATTAAAGATGATCCAGTAACAAAGAAGCTAATCAGTGTTGGCGTATATCCTTCAAAAGTTGAAAGAAAAATCAACGGCGTTGAGTTAACCGATGAGCAATATGACGAGTATGCAGAAAAATCTGGCAAAATGTTGAGAATGCGCCTTGAGCCAATAATTAGATCAGGTGCTATAGACTCATTGCCAAAAGTAAAGCAGGCTGAAATTCTTAAGCGCACGACTGAGCAGACCCGTGACATGGTGCGCGACTTAATGATGATGAAACATCCTGAGATTATTAAAAAATCTTTGGACAATAAACTAAAGGACATGCGCCCAGGTCAGTAGAGCCACACAACCAACAAGATAGTCTTGCCAGAACAGACCAACTTTGCTAAATTAGTGTAGTCATCAGAAATACCGCCAGCCGCCGAGCTTAATTGCTTTGGCGGTTTTTTTGTTTTGCGCTCCCATAATCGCGGGGATCAGCCGACATCATGAAAAAATTACGCGCCCTCATGAGCCTTGCTCTTGGGGTTGGATTAGTGCTGCCTGCAATTCCGGCAGTATCGCAAAGCGTATCCACCAGTCGGCTAGAAGGCGTTGAGACTGGCCTTGCTATTAAGGCGCCGGTCAAGGTTACGACAACCGGCAACATCACCTTAAGCGGCCTCCAGACAATCAACAGCGTGGCACTGTTACTGAATGACCGCGTGTTGGTCAAAAACCAGACCAATCAAAAGCAAAATGGAATTTATGTAGTTAAATCAGGCGCTTGGGTTAGAGCTTCGGATTTTGACGGCAACCGCGATGCAGTCAATGGCACGCTGGTTTACGTCACTGACGGCCTGGTCAATGCAAGCAAGTTCTACAAGGTTGTAGCCACTAGCGCTGTAATTGTTGGCACCAGCAACATTATGTTCACGCAAGTCTCTACCGGTTCCGGTGGTGGCGGCGTTGCCGTTAATGTTGACGACTATATTGAACCAACTGCGACTGACGCCACGACCGGCATTCAAGCCGCTATGGACGCGGCTGGGCAGCGCGGCGTTGTGCAATTTGGCTGCGCCAAGACTTATGTGGTGTCGGCAACACTGCGTCCACCTTACGGGCAAAATCTCAAGGGCTGCGGCGTCAATAGCACGATCATCACGCGTACCGGCGCCTATGGCCATACGATTGAGTTTGGCACGGATTTAGCTGCTGCCGGCCCTGTCAGCGTCAGAGATATGTGGTTCCGCCACGGCACGGCCTACACGACTGGCGACGCATCGCTTGATAATCGCCTAACCGATGGCTCCGCTCATATCTATATCCACCAGGCGCAGGGCGCGATAATCGAAAACGTCTGGGCTTGGCGTATGCCTTACCAGATTGTGCTTGATGGCGGCTCTATCACGAGCATTCAGAATAACCAGTTCCTTGGGATTTGGGATCATACAGCTAGCGCGCTGCAAGAGGGTATTGGACAGGTTTACCTAAAAGCCTCTGGTACTGGCGGCAATCCTACAATTCTGAATATCACGAAAAACAAATTTACCGGCGCTTCGTCACCGCTTCGCACGGTCAGCTATGTCGCCAGCGACCGGACGCAGAACAAGTCTGTCGTTGAGGTCATCGGTTCAAAGTGCGGCATTCTGGTAGAAGGCAATGAAAGCGGCGTTTATTCCGGCAACTACTTTGGCGGGATGAACGAAAACGATATTTGCTTCAATGGGGTTACGAGTCCAGGCGCTGCGACGCTTGGTCTGCAGATTACGGGCAACTATTTCGACACAGCGCGTTTTTACGGCATTGATTTCAACCCGGCGTCCGGAACGGCGGCGAACGATGTCGCTATTAGCGGAAACACTTTTAACGGCCAATTTGACGGCTTCGGCGCTATCCAAGCGCGTAATGTAAGCGGCATTCCGTCCGTTAACATTCTCTCAGTCGTAGGCAACAGCATGTTCGCGCATGTCGGTGGGCCGATGAAGCTGTTTGGCGCTCGCAATGCGACGGTTACCGGCAACACCATCGCTAACTATAATGCGCTGAATGTCTCGCTTGTTGATCCTGATTACACGGCGGCTATCCAAGCTGACGGTTCAACCAGCAACACAAATATCAACGGCAACACGGTTTGCGGCCTGAATGCCTATAGTTATGACGGCATTGTCATCGCCAATGGCCTGACGCGGGTTAATCAGCAAAGCAATACGGACGGCGGTTGCACGCGCTTCGCGAACCAGCAGATTCCTGGGCCGGTTGATTTCCTTGGCTCAACCAGCGGCAAGGTGACGGTAAAAGCCGCCGCTACTGCCGGCACTTGGACGATGACGCTGCCGACCACAGACGGCAACCTAGGCGACGTGATTGTCAGCGATGGCAACGGCGGATTAAGTTTCTCATCCCCTGGTGGTATTTCCGCTGATATTTCTGCCAGCACAGTGACGGCAGATGGTGGCACGGAAGCCAGGACACTTGCCAAGCATTTCGGTGACGAGCTGCACGTTCGTGACTATGGCGCCAAGTGCGACGGCAGGATGCTGACGGACGTTACCGCAACGGCAGGGTCTAAGGATATCACGTCCACATCGTACACCTTCACAGCCGATGACGTTGGCGCTTATGTTGATATTGACAGTCTGCAAAACGGTATTCTGGTGGCGACCAGCCAGATTGTTAGCGTTAATGCTGGCGTGGCCACGATGGCGGACAATGCGCTGTTTAACGGCAGCAATCGCCGCCTGGTTATGTATAAGACTGATGACACGTCAGCGATTAACGCGGCCATTGTCGCGGCGAAGAATAAGGGCGGCGCCAAGGTTCACATTCCATCCGGTGTCTGCGCTGTTGGAGCCCTGACGCAATACCGCAACACGATGATTGTGGGTGAAGGCCGGGAGGTTTCTCGGCTTTACACAATTCGCGGCACCAATGTTACGACGATTAAATCCGAAAACTTTGATGCATTAACTGGCACTGGCTTGAACTATGGCCCGACCGGCACGTTTAACGGCGTAGCCTCTGACAGCCGCGTGCCGTCAATGTTCGGTTTGGCCGACCTGTCAATCATGGGCAACCGCAACCGTCAAACAGGCGGTAGCTGCGTCAAGTGGTATGGCAACGGACAATATTCCTATCGTGTGCTGTATCAGGACTGCTTTGAATATGGCCGCTGGACTGAAGCAAGCGGTGCTTATGCCTATTCACAATATGATTCCAAGGGGGCAGAAGAAGGGTATTTCTACGACGATTTCTTCCGCAACATCGGCAAGGACGCCTGGGTTCATCGTGGGCCACATGACTCGTCTGTAGAGAAGTTCTTAGCCTATGATTGGGGCAAGACTGGCACTGGCTATTATGCCATTCGCAATGAATCTGTCGGCGCGCTTTATAACGGCAGCAGCCACTGGGATGATGTTCACGCTTACACGTCAGGTGGTGGAGATTATAAAAATTTCTACCTTGGAGCTGGTGGCGACTTCAGATTTATCTACACTGATTTTGGCGTTGTGGATATTCCGTCTGGCAACACGAAAATCAATACTATTTATGTTTTGCAATGTGGTGTTGGTAGCACGTCACCGTGCATTAACATCACTGGCGATTATAACTCGATAGATCAAATCAATTTTAGTTGGTATAGCGGCGGCACCTTGCCAAGCAATTTGGTTGGTGTTGGCATTGCTTTTGGCGCCGATTATAACCGCATTGGCCATATGGTCGGCAGTGTCATTTCGTCCACAACTGCAAACAACACACTATTCAAAAATCGTGGTGCCTTTACGACTTTCGGCGGCACACTTAGCAATATGACTGGTGCCAGCAATATCTGCGCTGACATTGGTGGTAGCTATGGCCGCTATAATATTACAACCTCAAACTGCACAACCGGCATAAATCTTGATAACGTCAACGACTCCGACAGCGTAGAGTTCAAGAATGGATTTGATCTTGAAATCTACAATGTTGGCGCACAAGTGGCCGTTGCCGGCACGTTTGCGGATAGTGACCGAGTGCAATTTACTTCACCGGCAAGAAGTTACATAAAACTTCCTGGCGGCACGGCAGCTAATCCAAGTTTAGTGTTTGGAAACAATCTGAATACGGGATTGTTTGGTTCAAATTCAAACCTGGCAACATCCATTGCGGGCGTGCAGACCGGAAACTTTGACGCCAACGGCTTCAAGAGCCTTGCTGGTATTCTTGAGGCCGGCAACGCTGGCACAGTCGCAGGCAAGCTGAAGTTGAACGGCAATACCAGCGGCACGATTACCATGCAGACGCAGGCCGCTGCCGGAACGTATAATTTTAATCTGCCAACAACAGCGGGGTCTAGCGGCTCTCCTCTGTTGTCCGGTGGTGGCGGTTCTTCTGCCATGACCTACGGCAGCCGCAGCGGTAACACCACGACATTCGGCACCACGTCAGGCACCCTGACAAGTGGCAACTGCGCTGAGTTCGACGCCAGCGGCAATATCGTGGACTCCGGCGATGTCTGCGGCAGCGGCGGCGGTGGTGGCTCTGTTGGCCCCCTGATTACCAGCATTACGACTGTGACGGCTAACACCACACTCACTACCAGCAGTCAGACCGTGCTTTGTGACGCTACCAGCGGCACCGTGACGCTAACGCTGGCTTCTGCCGCATCGTCATACAGCGGCGGTAACGGCAATATTTACACGGTAAAGAAAATTGACGCCAGCCTTAACCCCTGCATCATCAGCGTGACAGGTGGCGCCACTAATATTGACGGCGCGCTGACACAAACCATCACAGACCAATGGGATGATTTGTCTGTTCAATCCAACGGCACACAATATTACCGGCTGAGGCACTAAATGTCATACGGCGCGATAGGCGGCAGCGTTGGTTCGCTGCCTGGAAACTCATATCCATTGCTGAATGCCGGACGCAACAATGGCCGTCTTGTCAATTTAATGATCTGCGGCGATAGCCGCACACTTCAAAACAACGACACATTCACATGGCCAACGACATACCGTTTCCACATGGGCTATGCCATGCAAGCCCTATCCATGGTGCGCGAGCGGTTCCGCTTTCGTGAGACGTGGAATTTGGGTGCTAACGGCGGCACGATTGCCGGATTTGATACTGATCCAACAACAGGTAAAGCTGTTACCGTTCCGCCCGTTCTGGCGTCGAGACCAGCCTATGAAGAATGGGATGCAGTTTTATTCTTTGGCATCAATGATGCGTTAGGTGGTATTTCAGCAGCGGCTTATGCGGCATCGCTAAAGTCTGTTGTTAAATACCTTCAGGACAAAGGCGTTCGCAACATTTATTTGATGGGTGAAGTTCCTTACCCGTCTGGTTATTTGGGCGAAAGCGGCGGCACGCACGCTACGCGCATCGCCCTACTTAAGAGTTATAACACAGAAATTTACAACCTTTGCTCTAAAGTTCCTGGACTTTGGTTTGTGGAGAATTACGCTAGTTATGGCTCTAGCGGTGACCCTGATGTCAGCGACCCGCTTAACAATGGCACTGACATTCATCCAGGCTCACGCGGGGCAACAATCCTAGCTGAGAATCTTGCACGTATTATGATTGCCGTGCGTGGAATGTTTCCTTACGCACCTGGCGTGGTCATCAGCACCAACCCGACACTTATTGACGTTGAGACGATTACTGCTGGTGGCACAGTAAATAGCTTTTACGGCACACAAAAAACATCTGGTGTTTCGCTGGCGCGTGCTGTTGGCGACCGCGCCTTGGTTGTTTCTATTGACTCGACGGATGGCACACCGCGCAACTTTGAAATATTCAATAGTGCAACAAGCTGGGCGGCTGACGTTATGCCTGGTGACATTGTGCAGGGCTGCATGGAGATTGAATACCTGACAGCGACAGGGGCGCCTGTTCCGGTTGGTGTCAAAATCCTTGAGCAGACGCCTGGCACCGCCGTTGCTTACGGCAACTGGACTGGCGGAAGCTACACTAGGGGAATAAGAACCGGCCTTGGCAAGCAAATCTACATGACCGACCCGCACCTGATGGCTTCCGGTAAGGCCGGAAAAGCCATGCAAGTTTGCATGTTGAGCGGCGCACTGGCCAATACAGCTATATCGTTCAAGGTTTATGAGCTTTCAACGCGGCGCATCTACACAACGCCGAATGCCGAATACTCGGCTGCGGCAACTGTGCCGTTGCACCGCAAAAACATCAAATGCCTGACCAGCACGGCGAGCGCGGCTTTTGCACTGACGTTGCAGCCATTCTACAGCTACGACGATGGCGACCGCATCAGGTTTGAGGATTACGAAGGCGCAGCAGGCACCAAAAACGTGACCATCACCTGTGCTGGCTCTGACGTTATTCGCACGGCTGGCAGCACGGCCGCAACGAAAATAATCTCCACAAATTACGGCGCCGTGAATTTGCGCGTGGACAGGGGGGCGAATGCTTTCGTTGTGGAATAAAGCGCTACTCGCCACCACATGCTTAACGCTTCTTTCTACTGCATCAGTCGCGGCTCCATTCAAAAGTTCCGACAACAATCCAGTTATTGACGTTACCAGCTTCAACGTCTCCGGCAATGACAGCACGGACAACGCCACGGCATTGCAGGCCGTATTCGACGCAAACCCGAATGCGACGATTTACTTCCCTGCCGGCACCTATCGCAGCAGCACAGCTATCATCCTGACCAATGCCAGCGGCAAGGCATTCAACGGCAATATTGAATGTGACCGTGGCGCGACAATCAAATTCACTACGGCTGGCGGCACGTCAGATACCAACGCCAATATGCAAAATGGCTTTGTGGCTTATCCCAAAACCAACGGCAGTGGTGGCGATACGTCTGGCTGGGGTGATGGCAATAAATATATCAAAGGATGCACGGTTGATGGCCCAGCTAATGGCGCCAGCATTCGCCTAGCTAACGGCATTAGCATGTTGTTAGACGGCGTTCATACTAAGACCAATCGCTACGGCATCGCCTTTGAATCAAGCATTAACGCCAAGATTAAAAATTCGTCCGGCTTCGCATCTAAGAATGCCGGCATCGGTTTTCTGTATTCTGCCAACTCCAGCATCTATTACGGTTCTAGTCCTACGTCCACATTCTGGAATGATAACTACATAATTGAGGGTTACGCCTACGCTGATGGCGCGACAAATGGCACGCTTGCGGCGATTGAAGATCATGGCTCGAAAGCCTGGACTGTCCGCCGTATCTCGAATGTTTCCGTGCAGGGCAAGACCGGCAACACCGGTATGCAATACGGCTATATTGGCCGCTCGGTTTTCCCGCTGTTTCAAAACTTCATTACTGAGGCGGTTAACTATCCTGTCCGCGTCATATCAAGCAACGCTGGTGAGGGCGGAGCGGCAACAACGCTAACCGGCGTTTCAGCAGCCCAGCCCAGCGGCACCTATCGCGTTGATAGTATGCCAGACGGATACTGCCAGGGCGGTACGTTCTCAGGCTTATACACCAGCGGCGCACTGATAGCCTTGCAGCCAGACTGTAACGGTACAATTGAGGTCGGCCCCAACTTCAACAACGGCGCCACGACTGACCTAAAGTTGGCGCAGGGCAGCAAGAAAGTTCTCTACAAAGGCATCGTTCGTTCTGACGCAACGCCGGCTGTTATCCAGAACAGCTTCGGCGGGTTTATCAATGTTCTCGGCGCTATTCCCTCCATATCTTCCGGCTTCGGCACATCGCCAAGCGTCAACACTGGCGCGAACAGCGCGGCTTTCCGCGTGAATGTCGGCACTGGTGGCACTGCCAACACTGGCGTCATCGCCTTTGATAAGGCGGCAGATAATGGCTGGGCTTGCACCTGTACCAATGGCAGTAATGTTTCCATCTGCCGCAGCGAGCCGACTAGCACAACGACTGTAACGCTGAAGAATTACAATTCGTCCTTGTCACTCACGGCATGGACGGCAAGCGACGTGCTGCAAGTGCAGTGCCGAGAATACTAATCAATCATCAATGAGGTAATGCCATGAAGAAGCTAATTGCTTCTCTGCTCGTGCTGCTTTCTTTTGCCGCTTATGCCGGCAATTTCACGGGGAACGGCATTTATAATAATAGCGATGCTGAGAAAGACATTCAGCAGGGTGGCAAAAGCTGGATTATGTCCAGTCTTGGCGACAGCAACAGCGCCCGCAGCAGCTACCACGCGCCGAATATTGACTACAATCTGATTAAAGCTCCGCTGTGGACGGCGAACACTTCCGGCTGGACAACCAACATGATTATGCGGAACAGCGCCAATACGCTGTATTACGCATCTGCGGTTACGACCGGAACCACCAGCAGCACTGAACCAACGCATGTTACCGGTGCTGCGGTTGATGGTGGCGTCACTTGGACGGTTTACGCGAAATATACGGCACGCGACGCTGGCAGCTTCCAGGCTTGGGCGGAACGCTATAGCAACGGCGCGCTGATTTATGACCTGACTGCCGGTTTTGCTGCCCCTGAATTTTCGACCAACAAATGCTTTGTGGTGAATGGCGGCAGCAACTACAGCGCAAATCCTACCGTAACCATCACTAACACCAAAGCTACAGCCACAGTCGTTAACGGTGTCATTACCGATATCAACATCACCAATAGCGGACGGAACGCGACCGGCGCCATCAGTGCGACGGTGACCGACGGCACCGGCAGCGGAGCGGTTATCACTTGCTCATTTCAGAATGCTGGCAACTTTGCCGTCTCAGGCTCCACGTCTGACCTTGGCGTTAAGCTGGTTCCTGACGCATGTGCCAGCAAGGCCGACATTTTCACAGTCATGTATGGCACCAATGACGTGACCTTGAATGCGGTTAGCTATGCGACCTTGGCATCAACCGTTTCAACAACAACGGCAAACCTTGCTTCTATCTATCAAGGCCTGACGAATTGCGGCAAAAAGGTTATCGCTATAACCATACCTCCGCGCACGAGCCAGAACGCTGGCTATCAGCTTGCGGCACGCAATCAAATCAATAACTTTATCGTCGCTTATGCACAGAAAAAACGCTGGGCAAATCCAAATGGCGTTGAGATTGCTCTAGCTGATGCACGCGCATGGTTGACGGACAACAGCACGCTGGGCGATCCGCAGGCGAATTTCCTGTTCTCTGACGGCTTGCATCTGATTACCAAGAATGGCCAGGTTCTCGGATACTTTGTTGCCAAAGCAACGGAACGTTGGACGGGGCCGCAATCTTATAACTATCCGCGTGGTGATGGTTATGGTGACGGCTATAACCTGACCTACAACCCTTACGGTAATATGTATGAGGGGTTGGTTTGGACGGCCAGCACTACTTATTCAAATGTTGGCGATTATGTCTCCAACGATACCAACAAGGTTTATCGGCTTTCCGGCACAGTGCCTTGCACGACTGCTGGCAGCGGTGGGCCGACTGGCACCGGCAGCAGCATTTCGGATGGCACCTGCACATGGAACTATGTCCGGCAGGGTGGGCTATCATCACTTGCGGCTGGTGTCGGCGGCACAAACACTGCTGCCGCCGGTATCACCTTTACCTCCACTCCGCCAGCTAATACTACGCTTGCACGCCAAAATGGCACGGCTTCCGGCACGGTTGTCCATTCCGTTGAATCTCCGCGCAGTGATGGGCGGGCTGGGCAGCGCCATGTCATGACGTTTAGCTTGGGCAGTGGTGGAACAACTGAGCAATGGCGTTTGTTGCTTGGATCGCCAACCACAACTGTTGCTGGCGTGCCGAATAGCGACCTTGAAAACAAGTTCTACACGCTTGAGGTAGAGCTTGAGATGTCCAACTATGCCAATATGTATCCGCCATACATCCAACTATTCGGACAATCTAGCATTACGATAAACTTGGACGGCGCTGGAACCTATAGCGCGTTTCCTTACTTTGCTGCCGGTTACGAAATGCTGCCAAGCACGCATGAATTAGCGTGGCCGGCAGGGCGAAAGATGGTGTTGCGGACAGCACCCGTTCAACTGCCATTTGGCACCACCTCGCTTAACACGGCCATTTACTTTGGCTGGAATGCAAGTGGTGCTGCCGACAGCGCGACTGGCACCATCAAGATTAACCGTATCGAGTTAAAGCCAGTGCGTTTGTGAAACGGTAATGCAGTTGGGGGATGGATAAATGGATGGACAGCTTTCTGAATTTTTTGAATGGGGGTTCAAGGCCATGACCACGGCATTCGCAGCTTTTGGCTTTAAGTCTATCGCCTCTGCTCACAAGAAGGCTGAAGATAATAAGGACGGATTATCTGCGTTCAAACTTGAGGCGACAGAGAAATTTGCAAAAGAGGTAAACGTGCAGGCCAGCCTAAGCCGTTTGCATGACCGCATGGATGAAGTTTCCAACGATATAAAAACCATCCTAACCAGGATACCTAACGACAATGGCAAACACCATCAATAACGCCACGATTGCGCTGATTAAGCGGTTTGAGGACTTACGCCTCAATGCTTATCGGTGTCCGGCTGGAAAATGGACAATAGGATGGGGGCACACAAAGGATGTTAAAGAGGGCGATAAAATTACGGAAACTCAAGCCGAGATATTTTTACGTCAGGACATTCTGGAAGCGGTTAAAAGGGTAAATCAAAACATCAAAGTAAAACTTAATGACAATCAATTTGGCGCTTTGGTGAGCTTTGCGTTCAACACTAAGGAAAAACAATTCAAAGAATCAAGCTTAGTAAGACTGCTCAATAATGGCTGGTATGAACAGGTTCCCGCACAATTGGCGCGCTGGAATAAGGCAACGGTTGAGAAAAACATTGGTGGTGTTCCAACGAAAGTTCTTGTGGAGCTTGACGGCCTGACCAAGCGACGCCGCGCCGAGGCGGCACTGTGGAACAGCAAGGAGGATGTGTGATGGGTGAGTTTTACAGATTCATTCTCTCGCTGGTTATCATCCTGGTGTTTCTGGCGGTTTGCTATCTGCTGTGCATAAACGGCACCGATCAATCATTGCGCGGCCAGGCGTTCGGCGCATTGGCCGCACTGGCTGGCGGAGCCTTGGGTTACTGGATAGGCACCACAAAATCCAGCGCCGACAAAGACAAGACTATTGCGAAAATGGCATCCACAACGGAGGAACAGAAATGAGTTTCTTAAAAAACATCGGCGGATTTCTGGGCGGAGTATTTAGCTGGCTTGGCAAGATGATCGTTAACATCTTTTCCAGCATCATCAGCGAGACAGAGAAAGAGCTAAAAACCCTTAGCCCAAGTGACGCGGCCTTGCTGGTGAAGTTGTGCAAGGAAGCGGCAAGCCATGTTGCGAAAAATGTCACCAGCGATAAATGGCAAGACAAGCTTGATGCTGGTTATAGCTATGTCAATGGCGGCCTGCGCAATGCAGGCATGGTTGGCGTTGGCACGCATTTAATCATCAAGCTGCTGATTGCCGCCGTGTCTGATTTGCGGCTTGGTAAATGATTCAAGCCCTCATCATCGGCCTATTGCGCGGCCTATGGGATGCCCTGGCGGCACCGTTGCGGCGCTGGTTGCGTGACAGGGAAGTCAGGCGCGAGACGGAAGCCGAAATTCGCTACCGCGAGGATGCCGCGATAATTAAAGCCGTGAAGGAGTCACAGGATGTTGCGCGCAAGATCGACGCTATGCCGCCTAATGCTGTTAATGACGCTCTTGACGAGCTTCACCGGCTGCGGCACCCCGAGGCCTATAAGCGCCATTGACGGCGTGTGCATGATGCTGGCACCTCTTGACCTATCGCCGGCAGATCGGCAGTCGTTAAGCCCATCGGCAGCCCAACGCGTGCTTAAATACGAATGCTGGTATGCGAAGAATTGCGAGGGGATAACGGTTGCAGGGTGTCAGTATTGACAATTAGTGCATTATGCACTAATGTCTAGATATTCGGGCCGGAGTTTGTAGCTTATCGCTTTGGACGTTAGACGCTATAAACGCAACATGTCCGATTTTCCCTCATACAGCGTGCTGTATGACAAAGCCGTCAGGGGCGACTCTGGCGGCTTTTTGTTGCAGGGATGGGGCTTGTGGCGTAAGCTATTCTCCGCGAGTTGGTTGCTTATAACAAGAGCCATGGCGTCAGCACTGCAATGCTGGTCGCCAAGAGACGATACAAAAGCATCGTCGCCAACCTCCTAACGGGAACAACACTCCCGACTGTGTTTGAGGCTACACCCTCAAATGTGCCAGCATTCATACCGGATTAACGGGGTCGCTCTACAAGGCGACCTCTAAATCATTCGGTGATGACAAGATTTAGCGCACTTGGAGAGCAGAGTTTTTCACCCCGCTCCCCTAGTAGTAAAAACTGCGATGAGAGTCGTTTGTTCTTGGCCGGTCTTATCCCAGCCGGTGACACGGTCTAGGTAAGGCAACGGGGCGGCGGGTACCACCAGCCCAAAATAACAATACCATATCGAGGATTTGCTCGCAATGGTTTGTCTCGATTCTTCCCCCATGTTTTCCCCATGAACAGAATGCAAGTTCTTGCATTGTTCTGCACATGTCCACAGAATCAGCAATCTGTGGATAACACGCTAAGTGTTGATATGTATTAGAAAATCTGGTGCTGCCGAGAGGAATTGAACCTCCGCCCCCGTCCTTACCAAGGCGGTATTTCAGTAATGAATTGCTAGGTTTTGCTGACTCTCACCAAGTTTTTCCCCAAGTTTTTGGTTTTCTCGCTCGCCGCCCGCACGCCTTCAATATCTCCTCGCTGATAGCGCATGGATGATGCCACGGAGCGGTGGCCTAGCTTGTCCATAATAGGCCGCAGAGACACGCCTGCATCACTCATACGCTTGCCCAGGGTGTGCCTAGCCATGTGCGGGGTGAATGATACTCCAAGCCCCTGGCAGAGCGGCCTAAGCCAATTATAGACGCTATGCCGGCTCGACCAGCGGGTGAATATCTTACCGGTCGCACCGCGCTTAATCTGTCGCGCCAGATACCGGCTAATTATCGGGTCAAGCGGCTGGGTGGTGTAGCTGTCCGTCTTACTGATATGCCGGTTAACAAACATCGATTCTGTGTCGCAATCCTCATACCGGATGCCCAGCACGTCGCTGATGCGGTCACCCTGGCGGAATAGCCATAGCACCAGCAGGCGCTTTACTGGATCGCCGCGCAATGCCATGTGCAGCCATTGCTCCGTTGCGTCTGCCGTGTATCTGGTGGCCGCTGTAGGCTCGCGGAACGCCTTAACCCGCAGATAGGGGCATGAACCGTTATCGTGGGCATAGTGCATGACGGCAGCAAACATGCGGGTTACGGCACGATTGCGGGTTGACGCCTTGAATTTATCGGCTGGGTATAGAACATCAGCAGCCAGAACCATATCGGACTGTTTGATTTCGTCTATGAACTTCCCGCCTATGACTGAACAAATACGCTCGATAAAATAAATATCACGGTCAGACGGTTTTCTCCAGTTTATGTATTGCTGCGCGGCCTGGGCGAAGGTGAAGGCGTCGGCGGCATCAATGACGGTGGTTTTCGATAGCCGGTTTTGCAACTCTTTCCGAAACTCATCACCGCGCTTCTTATCTGTTTCTCCCGTGCTTTTTTCAATGAGAACGCCTTTATAGCTTCCCCTGACATAATAATGCTTGTGTCCCCTGGTTCCTGGTGGGTAAAGCCGGAGCGACATTGTATCCTCGTCATGATGATATGCTTTTGCAATTCGGTAATAACCAACTTCTCGCCGCGCTTGGCCGAATGAATGCCAAGTTCCGCCAACAGGTAGCGCAGCTTGCGCGCCTTGAATGGCACAATCTGCAAAATGTCTTTGAAGGTGTAGAGTCTGGTGGTCATATCCTCTGCCCAGTTACCATCCTTGCTGCCCGTATGTAATGAATGCGGTGGTGTATCAAACCAAGCATCATTCTTTGCTGTTGCGGTGTTAAATCGTCTTTCTCGTTTTTGCCAACAAGAAAAATTTTCACGTCTCTGACCTTAGCTTCTTCTATCAAAGGCATGAATGACAGTGCCGATGTCTTGCCAATTGGCGGCAAGATTTCTCTCTCCACGATGCAGTCGTTAGTGCCAACAAACAGGATTTTATCTTCCATCACCCCACCCCCATGTCCTGCGGCGTGAGGATGGGGATGCAGCGTTTGTCGTTAATCCTAACTTTTTCATGGTGCGACAAGTTGAACAAATCCAAATACAAAGATTCAAAACCGTTTTCAGTTTTTTCAAAAATATTGCCTTCCGGCACGGTCTGAAACCGCGTGTATCCCTCTGCCACCAACTCGCGCAGCGGACGCGGCGTAAACAGGCGGTTGAATGCGGCAAGTAAATCACCGCCGCGCTTCTCGTCACCATACGCATAGCTTTCAACCACGCTCTTAATCAGCGCAAAATCATCGGCGGCTTGGGTCATAGGTCACCTATCTTGGTTCTGGTTCCGTCTTTCTCGCATCGGAAAACACCATCGGGATTTACGACAATGCTGTCACCTAGCGCATCAATGGCGTATCGCTTGGCGCCGATGCTGAGAGTCATTTGTGTTTCTCTGGTGGTGATTTTTGCGCCAGTGGCCGTTCCTGGCTGGCGTGACAATGTGATTTTGTCTTGGGTCATGGTTTCACTCCGGTAGCGGCATGGGTTCGGACAAAACTTTTTTGACATTAAAGAAATTATCACGACAGTTTTTTTGTTCTTGCGACGATTTGTTGGGGCAAAGAAGTTTGTAATTAGTAACTTCCGCGCCTTTACCGTCCCAAAATCTCCCGACGCTCATCATAACTGATGAGTTGTTGCGCTCCGCATAATCATTGCCGGTGATCTCCACTTTGCCGACGCTATTAAAGTTATAAGCCATAACATTTCCAGCGTCATGAACGGATAGGCCGTAATTCAGATTGCCGCCTTGAATTGTCACGTTAGCAATAACCGGCCTGTCTCCAATTGCCAGTCTGATGATGTCACCGCGAATGTCGTTAGACTCAGAAATCCAAACATATAAATGCACAGCAAAAACAAATGACACCGCTGCCACTAGCAAGATAATTGTCTCGAAAACTATTTTTTTCATGACTCAACCTTCATCGCTCGGATTGCGTTGGCAGCATCATTTGCAGTCATCGGATTGTCATGGTTGTTGATGCTTAGACATATCATCGCCGCATCCTCAAGCGCGCTGTTGCGGGCGGCGGTGAGGGCGGATTGCGCGTCGTTAACAGCGGCATTGTCCCATGAACAACTAGTAGGTCTCTTGTAATTGACGCGAGATATAATTTTCTCAACTAACTCTCTCGCCGCATCGCTAATCTCGGTGGTCATGGCTGGCCTGCCTTCCATGCATAGTAGGCGCCAACCGCCTCAGTTACTTTGTTGTAATACTCTGTTGGCATTGCGTCCCAATTTCGATACGACCTGGCATCAGCCAACGCCTCGCCAAGCTGCTTGATGAGTGTGTCCTGCTACTCGATTACCGCTTGCAGCATACTAATAGCTATCTTGTCCGCCTGCATCCGTGCCACTAATTCTGTTGAGTGCGTTCCGTCCATTTCCATCATCCCCTCCATTGTTAAACCCAGCCCCTCAAGAGTATTCGCAGCGGGCAGGATTTGTTACCTGCATTTGCCGTTCTTTGCGCTTCATACTTGGCAACTGGGTTCCTGCATTTTCGTGTGCGGGGCTAAAACCCTCTCGGCGCGGTTTATCTCTCTGGCACCCAGATACTATTTCAACCGCTTCCACTACTTGCTATCACCACCCGTCGTATTCAACTACGCCGCCGCTGCTACCGCCAGAAGTCGGGTCTCTGGTTATTCCGCTGAGAACATTACATCAACCAGCGGAACGTCATGCCAATTTTTATCAACTTCGAGTCCACAGAATGCACCAGAAGCATCAACTTGCGGCACGGTTTTGCGCATTTGCAGGATTTTCTTGCCGTCACGTTCGATGAATTGAAGTTCTCCTATCAACATCACTTACTCCTTAGTTTGATGATTGAATGCCAAACGCCATGCGTTGCAATGGATTTGGCCTAACACCTCTAGGCACAATAGCAATTCTCGCTTCTTGTCCGTCGATGCTTACACAAGCGCCTTGAGTGTCTAATCCAGGTTTTAGACCAAGGAATTCAAACGGTAATCCACACTTCCGACAGTTAATCCTTATGTCAGCAGAAAATGAGCTTGTATCTTGTAGTCTGTTGACAATAACATTTGCCTGGAAATCTTCATGCTTGCACGTCATTCACTCCCCCTCTCGGCGTTACCGCTTGCGCTGGTATTAGTTAGTTATCTGCTCATCCGGGTCTAGCCCAAACCTTATGCAAAGCTCACGCGAAAACCAGTGACCAAGCGCAAAGGTATGATGCACAGCTTGCCATCTGGAGTATTTGTATCGTTTCCGCGCAGTTACATCACGGCATGACTTAACTGCCCTTCTCAGCAATTCCTCATCTGGAATTTCGCTAACACTGTTCCCCATATCACTCCCCCGTTTCCTTGTTGCCGCTGGCGTGTGGTTGTTGTGTTGTGACCTTGACTACCCATTCCGGTAAATCAGGCAACTCGACCTCTTGACCGGCAAGCTTGTGCGTGCAGTCACTTAAAAACTGCAATTTGCCAGCGCGCAGAAAATAGTGGCAAACGTCATGAATGCCATATTCTTCATCGTGGGCAGTAATGTTCATGCTTGGGTTGAATGTTGGCGCGGATAGATTGCCGTCAAACTGCCATCTTGCCCCGTTACTTGGGTTTGGACTATCTACATAAAACCCATGCAACTGCTTGCAGCCTGGACAATAGTGGCAAAACCGATTGCCAAGCCCCTTGCACAATTTTTGTGAAAGCATTTTCATCCCGCACCGTCCTTCGCCGCTGATAGGGCTGCTTTTGCCAGTTCGGCAGTGGCATACTCTTTTATCTCGGAATTGCCTTCCGCATCCATGTGGTTGACCATAAAAAACGAGCCAACGTCTTTTAGAAGGTGAAACTCCACAATTTCATTTGGATGTGCGTTTTCCATCGCTTCATCTTCATGTTCGCCGCGATGGTAAGTAATGTCCCAATTGTCATTCTCAAAAAAATAATCGGCAGGTGGGATAGCTACATCCGCCACCCCATGCTCCTGCTGCTGTAGGGCTGCTAAAAAGACTTTTTTCAACAGCACGTCATAAGCCATGAGCGTCTTAGCTATTGAGCGCCATTTGTCGCGCTGCTCTTTAGATTGTGGGTCATGGTCAACGTATGGCCCGATGCCGTAATAACTTGCATTGCCGCAAGCGTATTTAATCAAGCTGTCAAGGTCGTCCATCTGCTGCCGCGTGATCTCAGTCATGGCGTCACCTTCTTAATCGCAGCGAGAAGGGCTTCGGCTGGGGTGGCTCCTTCACCGCGTGGAGTGTTTTTGTTCCCTATCGCTAACAAGGTGGCTCTCCACCAAGGAGCGTCTGTTCTAGTTCCCCATAAAGATAAATCAGACACAAACCACCCATCCGGCACCTCATCGAGCGGAAGTGTGTTCACGGATTGGGTGCGACGGTTCCAAAGTAAAGCGGCTTTGCCTGCGGCAATGGCAATTTCTGTTTGTGCATCACATGCGGTGCAAGCAACGCTATAGTCACGAAATCCATGACGCATTAATGCACCATCGCCACCACAAAACGGACACGGCAGCAGTTCAATCGTCGGCTGGGTCATGGCGCTTTCCCTTCAACCACACAAATCTGATTTCTCATGAGCAACAATTCTATTCGCTCACCAGGCCTCACATATTTAATGGTAAAACTTGTTATAGCTCCCCAATCATCAGATCGTTTCCATTCTTCACCAAATGTTGCCGATAGCGTTATTGGCTTCATGGCTTCGCCTCGGACTCGAAGTGGTCGGCAAGTGCTGTCGCTAGGTCAGCTAAATCCCAATTTGATGCCGCATATTTACAACCACTGGAGCGGTTCCGAGCAAATAGTCTCAAACGACTAACCTCCGGCACCTTGCGCGCTGACGGGCGAATGACGCGGATGATGTCGTGTTTGTCTGGAAAAACGTTTTGCGTGTGCGCCACGCATCTGAAAAACTGTTTGTCGTGTTCATCTTTATAGTAATCACAAAACGGTAGCCATCCACCGCCGCGCAAGTGCAGTTCATCCCCAGGCTCTAGCGCCTTAAGCTGCTCGGTGAGAGATAGTGCGTTGAAGTCGGTCATCTCGGCACTCCAGCTTTTCCAAGTTCCGTGCTGACAAAATCACCAAGCGCGGCGCGGTATGTTTCCATTAGCGCGTGATACTCTGCCAACTTCTCGGCATCCATCGCACGCTCGCGTATGATTGAGCGGATAATCTTTGTATCCAGGCCATTACCTTTCGCCTCCTTGAACAACTCGGCGCGGTCAAGCATCAGGCCTTTAATCTCGTCATTCACCCGCTCAATTTTCGCAACCGTTTGCTTGAGCAAATCAGGCGTTAGGCTGTTGTGTCCGGTTGTGGTCATGGTGTTATTTCCTTAATTGCACTACGCAGAGATTCAAGCTTCGATAATTCAAGCTTCAGCTCTTTGTTTTCTTTCTCTAGCTCAACCATCGCGGCATCAAATGCCTTAAGCGCGGTTCTAATCGCCAGACTTTTGAAACAATCAAACCTATCTTGTGCACCACTACCCATCTCATCCCTCCATTACGCGGCATCCCGTCCAGCCGCTGCGCCGACACTTGCGAGGTGTGTTTTGCCTATGTCGGTCGCGGTTAATCAAAACGGGATTGCATCCCCCAAATCAGCCGATGGCGTCTTGCCACTAGCAACCATTGGCGTGTCAGGCTCACCGTCTTTCTTAACGATGTAATCCTTGATTGAATTGCGCGCTGGGTAATTGTCCTTCGCTGGTTCAACACCAACCCTTACTTGGCCAGTCTTGCCTACAAACCATTCTGCTTGCAGATCACCGCTCTTATACTGGTCACCAAACCCGCAAGCCTCTGCCGCATGTTTCAGCTTGAAGGCCATGCTTTCCAACAGATAGTCATTGATGCGCTGGGCGTGGTTGCCGTCATGGTCGAAAATCTGCAACGAAAGAACAATCATCTCATTGTCTTTCTTGCTCACCTTGTTTTCAGCGTTTATGACCTCAAAGCTGTAAATGCCTGGAGCCAGCATGTTCTCAGCATTGATTTCTTCATCAGTCTTAGGGGTGAATCTCATGACACTTTGCCTTTCAGGTAGTTGATGATTTTGGCCATTTTCTCCGCGTCAACCTCTGCAAAGTCGCTCTGGTTCTCCGCAATCCACTTGTCTTGTGCGTTCTTTGGGTCAAGCGTGACTTGGGCAATAAGCCGCAAGGCTTCGCCTATCTGTTCATCGGTTGCCAGTTCCAGCTTATGAGACTGGCGCTCGATTACTTCCTTGCCGTAACGCTCGGCAAACGACGCATAAGACCAATCAATGGTTGATGCGTCTGGAAAACCGATAAGGCGTGATTTCTTGATGCGTGCCTTGCGCTGGTCACCGGCTTTGACAATCTGCATGCACAGATCAAGCTCGTAACTCAGCTTATCCCAGCAATCGAACGTCTGGCCGACCTCTGCACGTTCGCCGCGTGCATCCTGACCCCATTCCGGCTTTTCGTGGGCAATGAGGATAACGTTCATGTCAAGACGCGTAAGCCAGTTACACAGTCGCCGCATGTATGAAACGGCTGGCTTCTTGTCTGCGCCAAATGCGTTCTTGTCGCCAAGGCGCTCGGCCTCGCGTGACACCTCAAGATTGAACAGCTTGGTAATGCTATCAATCACCAGGGTCTTAAAGCCGTGTTCTTCCGTGGCAAGCGCCTGGATTTGCTCTAAAACCGTGTCAAACGATTGGCTGCCCTGCTCGATACCAAGATAGCTACCGCCTGCCGCTTTCAGCTTATCGGTGTAGTGGTCGCGTGTCGCGCCGCCTTCCGTGTCAATGTAATACACGTTAGGAAACGTCAAACTTGTCCATGTCTTGCCAACGCCGCCCTTGCCATAAATAAGCACTTTGGGCTTGTTTGGCTCTGCCGACTTAGGGTCAACAGCTTTTAACTTGCTGCGCTTAACTGGCGCAGGTCTTTCCATCACCGCTACACTCATTTTTACACCTCCATGTTGCAAGAAATTAAGGGCTTCTCGCTCAACCCCTATAAAACCCTGTCAGAACCCTAACCAGCCTGCGCCACCGCGATGTGCGGAACTCCGGCGACCAGCATTGCATTTCGTCAAGCATCATCAACCCCCAAACTGCGCCACAGCAGCACATTCGCGGTATTGCTCAAGCGAAGCCGCCGCAATGTCTTTTGTGCTGACGCCGACACCGAAAGCTGCGCGGAATATCTGGCCTAGGTTTTTGTGCGTTAAAACGCAGCCGTCATCCTCTTGCACTACTGGCGGCAAAGTGTCGTAATTCTCTGCACTAGGGCAATGCCAGACTCCTTTGGAATAGGCTTGCGTTACCATTACCAGCTTGCAGCCACGGTCTAGCAACTGCTGGTCTGTGATGTTGTCGGCGGCGTTTGCACACAGCGAGAACATCACCAGCGCGCCGGCAAGGAATGGCTTGATTGTGTGGGTCATGGCTGCACCTTCACTTTCTTGCCAAGCTTAATGCTGTCAACGTCAATCAAAAACTCACGGCTTACGCAGTCATATTCACTGTATTGCTCAACAATAAACCCCTTAAGAGTTACTGGGATTTTGTGTGTTGATTTACCGCCATAATACCTAGCATCTCCGCCCAATTCTTTTGCAAGCCTTGCGCGACCAGTCGTAATGTCAACAAGTGCAAACCCTGATGATTTGACTTTTAGTTCGCTCATCTCACCCTCCACTCTCTCTCCGCCTTGCGCTTCTCACGCCCTGGCTTACCCAGCCAGCACCACAGCGACACCACGCCAAGCGCCAGCAACAACAGCCCGTTGACGCCGACCCATGCGCCGGCTGCGTAAAGCATGAAGGCAATCATTTCTCGACCTCGACAAACTTCTCTCCAGCATCATCAAGCTTGTAAGCTGTGTTTGGCTTGATACCGTCAACGCCAACATTTGCGCATCGCACGAAATATCGGCCTTCTGAATAGTGCTTGAGGACTAAACAGCCGCGATAGCCAGCAGTGGCCGTGCCTCTATAGCCAGCAGTGGCCGTGCCGTAATCGCCAGCAGTGGCCGTGCCTCTATCGCCAGCAGTGGCCGTGCCGCTATCGCCAGCAGTGGCCGTGCCGCGATAGCCAGCAGTGGCCGTGCCGCGATAGCCAGCAGTGGCCGTGCCGCTATCGCCAGCAGTGGCCGTGCCGCTATCGCCAGCAGTGGCCGTGCCGCTATAGCCAGCAGTGGCCGTGCCGCTATCGCCAGCAGTGGCCGTGCCGCGATGGCCAGCAGTGGCCGTGCCGCTATCGCCAG